GATAAAGACTTTTGACCTCTCTTGCCTTGAAATCATTCATCACGACTTTGGCATAAGCAGGAGCCTCAACCGATGTCGGAGAAGATTGTAAACAAGACATAACGACTCGTTTATATTCATCCTCGCTGTACTTTGGATTCGTCAATGACTGCGCAAGGGAAAGAACCGTTATTTCTTCGCAATTATCTCTCATTGCAAGCATTTTTATGAAAATGTCCTGTCCTATATCATCGGAGAACATATATGGCTTAATGTCCGGAATCCTGTCGAGAGAATCAGAAGATATAAGCACGCAACCGATAAGCCCCTGTTCTGCTTCTGTCAACTGTCATCACCTCGTTTCTCCGCAATCTGCAACCAATAATCGCAATCATTTTTCAGCCAATCAACATATTTTGGAATGTACCGAAAATCCGTATCGTCCGGATTCTTTTCTTGATAGTCACTCAAATATGCTTCCGTGGCTTTGTATAACAGCCGTGCAATGTCCGGTTGGTTCTCTTCGATAACTTCTAGCACTTTATCCATCCAAGCTGTTTTAGAGGTACTGTACGCTGTTTTCTTGGGGTATATATTAAAAGTCTTTTTCCAAGCATCGTCAAAATCAAACAAATCTCCGGAATCGGTCGACAGCGAATTTTCTTTTATATTTTCTTTCTCTTTATCTTCTTCTTTTTCTTCTTCTTTATCTGAAACAGCGACGTCAGACGATTTATCGGGCGATTTTTGCTCAATTAGGTTTTTCTGTTTCTTTCTACGATTCTGTTGATATAGCCTGTCACGTTCCTTTTTCTTCTCATAAGCGTCAAGTGTTTGATGCTTATTCCAATTCGGAATCGTTATCACGTTGTCAACAACTTCAATCATTCCAAATTCTTCAAAGGTCTTAAGCGCAAGCCTTACCGTGTTCAAATCTCTGCGGAAAATGGTGGCAAGCATTTCATCCGTGAACGGCAATTTGTTGCTCATCATGAACACACCGTTGTTATTCTGTTTTCCGGCAAGAATAAGAAGTTTGAACCAAATCGTAATGATGCTATCCGCACTCGGCATACTCTCAATCAGCAGAATCTTTTCATCATCAAAGACATCTGTTGTGATTTTAATCCACTTGACTTCTGCCATTTATTTAATCACTCTCCTCATATGTATTTTCAGAAATCAAAGCCATAAACTTCTCATACTGCTTTTCAGAAACTTTGTTACCCTGTTTCTCCGGCTTCAAGCGGATTTCAAGGTGCTTTTCAGCAATATGCGATAATTCCTTGGCAAGACTCTTTTTGCCCTGTTTAATGCCGTCATAATAGCCTTTCGCAGGTTTAAATTCGTTTATCTTTTCTTTTCCTGCGCCTTGACCGCCAGCCGTTTTGTTGTAACGGCATTGATAACCTTTCTTTGTATATTCCAAAATCCAATATTGTTCCATTTCATCAAGCTTTTCTCTCGGATAATGGATAAAATCCAATTTCCATCCATACGGATTTTCTTCACTATAAAATCCTCTTTTTTTAATCGAAAGATCTATGTGCTGAAAACCGGATAAATGTGAAATATTTCTCTCTAGGCAGTCAACGCTCTGACCGATATAAAAGTAAGATATACCGTTTTCATCAGTCCTTGTGTAGAAATAAATTCCGCTCTGATTTTTCATTCCCGGACAAACGCTCAATATCCGTTTCTCGTTGTTCTTTTTTATTGCATATAGCTGCTTATAATTTACATTTGGCATTTTCTTCTACCTCTCAATGGCGTTGTTAATATCTCTTCGATAGTCCAACCCATATCCTTTCTATGCAATAAGCAATGTGCATTTATACCTACTATTTCAGCCCACTCAACAACCCTATGGGTTTGTCCGTTATGCTCCCAAACAGGCGAACCTGATAAATCTTTACATTTTTTACTGCAATAAACCGCGTCATTGTAATGACCGCCTCTTTTGGCGTTAAATGATTTATTGCAAATAGGACATATTTTCATATAGTCTTTTGTGTTTGGATGCTCTCTGTAATAAAGAATCCTTCCGCAGTGATTGCTGCATGTTTTTTGCCCATTTCTCTTCTTTTTCACAAATTGCTTTCCGCAAACAGGACATTTTAAAAATTTTTCATCTATAGGAATGCTATTTCTTTTGTTTTTAGCTTGTTCTGCATTTGTTACAAACCTGCAATTGCTAGGCTCGTAATTCCCATTAACATCAATTCTGTCAATGGTTAAAATGTTCAATCTCTCTTCCGCCGTAATTTTTATAGTCGCGAGAAGTTTTGCAATAGCAACGATATTTAATACTTTTCCACAGAGGGTACAATCTACCGCATTTATTTGATAATCCGTGTTTATATCCCATCCAATCACTTCCTCTCCAATGGCTCCATGCTCATTTGAGCCACAAACTTTCCATAGCTCATGCCGGATTCACGCGCCAATTTGCTAATTAAGTCGATTTTCTTATTATTGCTAAGTTTCTTCTCCTTGCGCTTTACCGCATCGCAATCTGGACATAACTTTCTTTTGCTCCCAACTGTCATAAATGTTTTCCCACACTTAGGACACTGCTTTTTAAACACTTCTTTGCCATTTGCTTCTTGATGCCTTGCGAGATTCAGCCTGCTTGTGCATCTTGGACAACAACAAAGTTGCGTAATCCTTTTGGAAACAAACTCTGTTGAACAATATTTACAAATTCTAATTTCACTCATAATTTTTCTTCCGTAGGCGACATATAGGGGGATATGCCGCCAAGTAATCAATGGCTTACAATAAGCTTGTGATAACTATTATTCGCCAAACAAGACAGTTTCTTTTAGGCTTTCGCCAAGGTGTTTCAACCTAATTTTGTTCTTCTAACTCTTCAAGTGAATTAAAATACTCACTGCCTTTAATTTCGTTGAATCCCTCTTGTTCCGGTGTAATGTCATCATATCTTGATGTATACATTCCCAAATACATTTTCCCGTTGTATTCGAATCTCGAAACCGAGTAGCCGCCCATATGCAATTCTCTGAAATAATCTCCAACTCTAATCGGATGATTATTGATTACAATGTTTCTCTCTATACATAAGTTCTGGAACTCTTTTAGCGTCTTACTATTCGCTCTAAACTTCCGCATCATCACATCCAAATCGCAAAACAGCTTGGTAGGCTTTAATAATTCCCTTCCGAACTTCTGATTGTTTTCCTCGCAAGACTCGATATACAATCGAATCTCGCCCTTTTGAAAATCTTTAAAAGGTTTATTTATTATGCCGTTTCCGGAAATGTCATAGCATTCGCCGGTAATCCCTTTCTTGTCAAAGAACTCATTTATTAGTTCCCGTCTTTCCTCTGAATGCTTTTTGAAATCTCTAATCTCTTTCAAAAACCGCTCATTGGATACGATATAGAATTTTTCCATGCTTTCTCCTTTCAGAACGGACAAAGGTTCATATCAACCTCTAAGTCCTTTTCTGCAACATAAACATTTGCTCCATATTCAATTGTTTCTTTCGTTCGTTGTAGGAATAACGCGGGATCTCCGCTTGTGTCCGATAAGTGTATTAAAACGACATTTCGTAAAGCTGGGTTGTCGTTCGTCTGAATAAATTTAAGTGCCGTATCAAGGCTCATATGACCTCGTAAACGGTGTTCGTAATTTGGCTCATTTCGTTCTACCAAGTCCATGCTGTAATTGGCTTCAACCATGATATGCTCAACTTTCATACCGGAAAAGTCATACTTGCAATATTCCAAATCGGTCAAGAATAACAGTTTACCCATTTCCTCGTGTTCGATTAAATAGCCATAGCACTCGATTTCTGTATCATGCGGTACATTGAATGGTGTTACTGTAAAACTGCCGATTTGCCGTGTTCTGCGTGGCGGAATGGCTATTGTGCGTTCTCCGGTTATGGTTTCAAGTGCGGTCTGTGTTTCAAATGCCGTATAAACCGGAATGCCGGATTTCATAAAATCTTTTATGTATCGTGCATGGTCTCCTAACCATGCTCATGTGAGACGATACATCCAGCCACATCAGAAATACGCCAATCAATCATTTTCTTAAAATCAAGAAATTTGCATCCTGCTTCGATTGCAAGAATTTCGCCACTATTGCTGATTAAAGCGTAACTGTTGCCTGCCGATGATGAACCGCAACATCGCATAAGCATTTAAATCACCTCACTTTCATCCGTTTCAATACTTAACTGTCCCGAAACTATCTTTGAATATTCCTTTGCCAAGTCCTCAAGTGTTATCTTTGGAACTGTAATATTCATAACACGGTCTCGCCCATATTCATCAATGTATTTCCTAATCCACCATGCTTCAATGTTGTTCAGATACTCCTGTGACTTAACACGAACCTCTGTAATGGTCTCAAATACAAGGTCTGTAATATTACCTTTCAAACCGCTCTTAACGTGTTCCTGCCACCGGAAGAATGGCATATATACCGTTTGTCCTATGTAGTGCATATTAGTCTTTCTGTTGTAAATATGATAGATATATCCATATACGCCACCGTTACTCTCATATCCCTCTCTGGTTTGAAATTCTCCTTCGTAGTAGGGATTGATTTTGCTACTGGTTTCAGCTCGGCAACCATAAGAACAAAAGTAATATTTTTCTCCACCATCTGTCGTAATGTATGGGAAATCCTTTTGTTTGCCTTTGATTGGTTTATGGCAGTTGAAACAAACTGCATCAACTTCAACATTGAATCGTTCATAGAAGAATTGGTTGCTTTCCATAACCAGAGCATATGCTCCGCTACCTTTTCTTGGCTTTGCGAACCTTGAAATACCGCTTTTCTTCTTTACTTCGTCCTTTGCTTCATCACGAGACATATCTTCTCCACAAAGATAATATTCATCAAGAAGAGTGCCTTTTTGAGCATCCCACACGTTATCATCTGTAAACTCTTTCAGTTCATCGTCTACCTTGTAATCATAGATGCGAACCCAATAGTATTTCATAGGCTACTCCAATTCTTCCTCTTTCGGAAACTGAAAATATCCATTCAGATTGTTAAATTCCACACGTTCGCAAGTATCTTTTACGATTACAGTTCCAAAGCCACCTTTCATAGCAGTCTTTAGCGTTTCATCGAAATCTTCCGGAATATCTGCATTTGTGATAAACTTGCCAGCATACACAATCCTAAGCATTTCCATGGCTTTCTTTGCTTTTTCTTCGGAACTGTATTCAGCCATTTTTATTGTCGAAAAAGAGCTGTAGCAATAAATAGCCGCATTTACAACATCTTCATATACCATATTTAAAGAACTGACTTCATATGGCATATCAATTGTTCCGTCCTGTGAAATTACTCTCATGGCAACCTCCTAATCTTTCATAAAGTCCGGTACGTTCTCGTTATTCTCAGCAACTTCTCCGGCTACCTTCTCTGGCTCGACTGCTGCACTTTCGGTTGAACAAGGTTCCGCCGTAACAAATGGCTCACTGTTGGCGTTCTCCGTAATATCACGCTTGACCTGTTTCTGTAAATCTTCTATCGGATATTCCTTGAAATCGCCATCCTCGATTTCTTCCTTGGTATAAAGTCCCATTGTCAGCTCCGGGCAATTAAGGCTAGAGAAAAATGATGCTGCTCTATAACGAAGCATTAACTGCGGCATTGTTTTCCACTTGCTGCCGTTCTTCTTCGTCCAACCTTCATCATCTGCCATCTGCATATTAACTTCCATGCCCTCAATTCTTCGACCATTTTTCATAGTCCACGCAGTGCAAGAATAAGGTTTTCCGTTCTTGTCCTTGGTTTCGTCGTACTGCAACTCCATGTCGAATTTGTTGCTGGCGTTGATAGACGCGATCAAAAACTTACTGCTCCAGCTTGGCTTGCCCTGTATCAGAAAAAGGTTCTGCATAACCATAAGTGGGCTGATGCACATTCTCTGCGCCTGCTCGATGGCGATCAAACAGTTAGATGGATTTTTCTGATACGTCTGCGGAACTATTGTTGACTCGGCTAACGCCTTTGCCATCTGCATAGCCATAATGAAATTGTCGGATGTTCCGAAAATTCCAAGGCTGTAATCGGTAACCTTGTTATTATGTGTTGCAACCTCTGTCTTTTCTTCTGCCTTTACTAATTCTGTGTTCTCTGCCATAATTATTTTTCCTCCATTCCGCTTAAAATAGCTTTGATAACTTCTGCCATGCGTTCTTTTTCTTCATTTTTCAATGTTTCTGTGTCTTTCTTGGACTCCACACTATCATTTGCTCTCTGCAAAGCACGGTTGTATTTCTCATCTCCGAGAGCATTCCTTAATGCTACTAAAAGAGTTATAAATTCAGCCATGATAACCGGCTCTCTTCCGTCTACTTCTATTGTTCCAAAATCTGATTTAATCATATCTATTCCTCACTTTCTTAATATCTTAAAATCTTAACATCGTTATCTTCGTAAAAATTATTGAACCGCTCATTTAAAAGTTCTAATTGTTTCTTGAGAATTTCCTTTGCTTCATCCACACACCGGAAAAGATTTTCGCTCTTGAGCTGTAGATTATCAATTCCCAATTCGTTGCAATTAAGATACCACGCGTCACCGCAACCGCAAATTTTATGTATGCAAATGTCAATTCCGTTGTCTATAGTTCTGAAAACCGTTCCGCTTTCCACCGGTTCTCCAAACTTTGCATTACTAATCAGCTTCATGCTTATTCCTCGCTTTCTTCATACTTCTTCACAACCGCCATCTTATCAGCACCGTAGGTATCCACCCACTTCATATCAACTGTTTCATCCGTAACAGTCAGCTTTGCACCCTTGGCATTTACAACCGTGTCACCGGCTTTTACGGAATCCTCGGTGCGATACACATAGCTTCTGGTGCTGTTTGGAAATTTTGCTTTGATATACTGCATTTATCTGCAACCTCTCTTTCCTTTATTCCTCGTATCTTTTTCACAATACGGAAGAGAACAATGTCCGTCTCTTCCTCAGAACCATTTACTTGCACTTTTCCAACGCTTGCACGACATACACCGTGCATCAGGCTGTGTGATGTTGTTGCTTGTCCCTACTCTTGACATTCTACACACCCTCCACTTTCAACTGTTTGTCCTCGGAAACGCTCAAAAGAATTAACTGCTCATCCATATCCGGCACATTGAACTCATTCAGCGATTCTGCGTTATCAACAAAAATCGGCACGCTCACACCGTATAACTCGCTCAATGAGCGGATAATATCAAGTCCGGCTACAATTCTGTGTCCACTGTTCAAAGTTGAATACGGTACGCCATTTACGGTACACTCACAGCAATCTTTCATGCCGCCATTTAACTGCATTTCAAAGAGTTTGAAATTAACTGTCTTGAAATGGCTATTGATAGATTCAGAAACCTTATTCAGCTTGAAACGAATGAACTCTTCCAGTAAGTAAAGCATCTGTTCCTGGTCGGCAACTTTCTGCCCGATTTCTTTCTGCTCGTCACGAAGCGTTTCGATGCGATCATCAATCATAACGTTGTTAGCCGCCTGTGCGATAATCTTATTTACTTCATCAAGCTGGCTATTTAATTTTTCCTTATCAGATTTTGCGTCCTCAACAACCTTATCCGCTCCCTTGGATTCTAACTCTGCAATATCAGCAAGCAACTTGTCCTGTTTAGCCTTTAACTTGACATATTCAGCGTTCTGCGTATAATCAGCGGAAGTCGGAATCTTAGAAATCTGTTCGTCAAATCCTTTGATAATGTCAATTTCTTCCGCTTCATTCAGCTTCAAGGTGTTAATTGCGTTTTCCAACTCTTTGTTATTCTCGGTCAGCTTCTTAATCATTTCAGCACACGCATTTCCATCATCAACAATCATGGCAAGTGTTTTCGCGTGCTCTTCATTAAATATCTCGATTGCATCTGCCTTTCTCTGCGAAAAATCGGCTCTTAAAGACTCTATTTTATCTTCCGGCAATGTTTGTCCGCATAACGAACAAACCGTCGTGGATTCGTCAAATACCCACTTGGAATCATCAAATTTCTTTTCCTTTTCCTCTTTGTACTTTTTCGCAAGGTCAGCTTTCTTAAGAGTCTGTTCAGAAATTGATTTCTTATTGCTTTCAATGGAATCCTGCGCTTTTCTGATTGATGAACGAACATCCTCTAACTTCCGTTCGTGGTCATATTTTTGATTTTCAATCTCACGCTTCTTGCTTGAAAGTTCGTTATTCATGGTCTGCGCGATAGCTGACATTTCAAACTGACAATGCATTTCTTCGCTGCGCATTTCATCAATCCTAACATCAGATTTCGCCATTAAATCTTCAAGTGCTTCAATCTTTCTCTCTAAATCAGCTTTTAATAACTCCTGCTCTGCCACATCTACATCAACCTTGGATTTCTCGGCTTCATCAATACGCACCGGGATTTCAGCCTGTTTCTTCTTCCATTCGGATAACGCTTTAGAAAACTTGGCGCGAATATCATCTGTAGATGGCGCTTTCTCCAATTCATCAATCAGCGGTGAATACTTGGCATCGGTCTGTGCCAGTTCCACATCGGAAACCTCAGCAACAAGTTTCATCAGAATATCGCGCTGATCTTTCCATTTCAGAGAGGAAAAATACTGTGGATTGGTCAGCATCTTAAACATTTCCTCGCTCTGCGCAAGACCGGAAACATAATCCTTGAAATCAGCTTCACTTTTTGGATAACCGTCAATTTCGAATGAATTGACATTTCCCTGCAATGCAACAGTATCAGTACCACGTTTCTTAACCCAATTCTGCTTCTGCACTTTGGAAAGCTCTACTTCCTTACCATCTACATCCAGAACCGCTACAACCTTAATTTCTACGTTATCAATGCGGTTTCCGTCCTTATCTAACGGTCGAACATTGAACTTTTCCTCTCCGGCACTGTTTTTATTAAACAGTAACCATGTAAATGCATCGAAGATTGTTGTCTTTCCTGTGGCGTTCTGTCCGCTAATCTTTGTCTTTTTCTCCCCAAATTTAATGTCAATGCTCTTAATGCCCTTGAAGTTCTCCCCATGTAACGATTTTAAAATCATTCGCATTTTTGTCTCACCCTTTCTTTAAATTCTCTTTTCAGTCTATCGAAATGCTTTTCGCTCTCCGTGTATCCGCTCAAAGTTTCGATTGTCAGAATATCTGTTGTATCCTGTTTGCAACCGCGCAATCTGATATTGTCCTCGTGTTCTTTTGTAATGTATTCGTGCAACATGTTGATATGTAACTTGCACTCAATCAGTTCTTCATACTCTTCTTTTGGAACATAAACATAATTTTTCTTCCCCATGTTACACCCACACGATTCCTTTTATTGATAACTCATATGTAACTTTTTCCACAACGTGACCATCTTTACACGTTTTCTTATATCTCCGGCTCTGTAATCTTCCGTATGTGCTTACCCTATCTCCTAAAGCAAGTGAGTCCGTATACTCTGCACCCTTTCCCCATGCGATACAAGTGATCAAATCCTCTTTTCCGTTTTCTCTTACGTTTTTGAGTTTCACATCACAGATTTTACGACCAAGCGGTGTTTCTCTAAGCTTCTTTTCCTCGATAATGCCCTCAAGACTTACTTCATTCAAAGGACTATCATCCTCTGGCTTTGTGATTGTATCCGCCATAACATACATAAGAATGGCTTCTCCGGATCCTGTTCTCACGAGTCTAGTAATTATCTTCCCACTGACACATACCGTTCCGCTAATCCCTGCATCACTGACCTTTTCATCAAACAGTACCGGAAGAATATCTGCAACACCGCTTCTTCTTTCGACTCCGATGAAAAATTTATAAAAAATCTTACCGCTTGATTTATGGCTTTCCCTTGGTGCTGATACAACATCACCGATCAGTGTTATTTTGTTCTCCATTGCTTCTCCTTTCCATTTCTCTGTCAAGAACCTTTTCAAATTCCTCTTTATCGTCTTGTTTCTTCTTGCCTTTGCCCTGCATCAGTGCAACTAAAGCTTTTCTTTCATAATCGCTACAACGGATGCCACTAATAGTCATGCTTACCATGAGCATTTTTCAATCTGCTTTCTCCTTTCTCGTATTCTGCGGTTTGTTTCCTCTCTTGACAGGTCAATGGTTATCTTTATCTCTGCAATCAGTGTTGTTGCAAAGCATACAAATGCAATGACTGTCGGAGCGTTGATAACCGAATCAGATGAATCAAGGAAGCAACAAGTAACCATTCCAATTAAAAAGCTGACATATTTAATAACCTGGTATATCATTCCCATGCTCCTTTCAGAAATTTGTTTACAAAGTAAACCTGTCCTTTTCCGGTAACTTTCGTTGTCTTTGTGATTCTTACTGAACCGTCTGGATTCTGAATGTTACTTTCTTTAACCTCGAACAATCCCTGTTCGACATATCTCTGTTTTGGCATATTCCTAGAAGTACCGCTTTTAATAAGGAAGTTATTCTCTCGTAACCACTCAAACAACCGCTTCTGTCCGATTTGCACACCATTCTGACAAATCAGCTTTGCCAAATCTCCAATGAGGATTGATGTATGACTTGCTGATACCGCATCAGCGAAAATCTCTTTAGGTATCATTCCTTGGATTCGTGAGTCCTGCATGGCAATAATGTTGTTCTTTTCGTCAATCTTTCGTTGTGCCACCATAAGTGCCTTGGAAAGCAACTCTTCGTCAGATAAGGTTTCCTGCCCTGCTATGTAACCGCCATTCTCACGGATTGACGGAAGGACTTCTTCCATTACCCATTTTTCAAACTTCTCTGCGCTAGGTAATTTTGATTTCATAATGAGTCGGTATAAATCCCCCTCATTTATGTATGACATCTGTTGCACTCCACTAGATGTAGGGGTGTCACGTTTTGTTACCCCCTTGCAATGGTCACTAATCGCTTTGCGTGGGTTCGTATAACCAAGTGCGGTTGCAACATCTGTTGCTACAAAATACGGTTTTCCATTAATCTCTGCCATTCGGACTTCTCCGAACTCTTCATTATTAAAAATCTGTAATTCGTTCATAGCTCTCCTTTCTGTGGTATAATTCCCTTATCATCAAATAAGGGAGGTGATACAATTTGAAATACTTTTTAATTTGCGATTTTTCTACAATATCCTGCGACCGCGAAAAGATGGCAAAGATATTAGCCGAAAATGATATAACGTTCGCAAATATAAATAATTTCTGTTGGGAACTAAATGTTCCTGAAACGTTTGGCAATCCGCTATGCGACACAACAGCAGAATCTATTCACTGTCTGTTCTATCAGTACACTCACAAGAACTCTCTTCTTCTTGTGGTAAAAGCAAATGAATATTTTCCAAACGGAGATTAGGATATAATCTCTTTGTTTCTTCATATACGGTTTTGGTTTTCAGCCATTTCCGCATATGGAGAACCTGTTCCATGACATCCATATCATGAATATCCACTTTGTTTAAAATCTTCTGCAATTCCTTTTCCATTCCATTGAAATAGGAAACCGGAACAACAACCAAATCATTCACGGATTTAATTTCTTTCATGTCCTCACTCGCTTCCTTTCTCAATAATTCAATTTAATTGGATGTATCTGGCACAAAAATAAAATCCATCGGAATACCAGATAATTTGCTCATGGTTTTTAACTGTGATAAACTAGGCTCGGTTTTGCCTTTTTCCCAATTAACCACGGTTGTATTAGATACACCAAGCATTTCAGCCCATTCCTTTTGTGTCATTTTCGCATTTACGCGAACTGCTTCTAATGAAATTCTAGGCATCTTTTTTCTCTCCTTTCATATTTGATGGTTTAATAATAATCCAATTATTTTGGATTGTCAACACCAAAGTTCAAATTTATTGGATTTGATATTGAATTTTTTATTTTATTGGTTTATAATACAATCAGAAAGGAGGACAGAAGAAATGGATAACGAAAATCAATTTAATGAAATGGATGTAGACGATATCCAAAAAGAAGTGTTTGCTGAAAATTTAAGATACTATATTGGATTAAATCAAAAACAGCAAATAGATGTTGCAAAAGATTTAGGTATTAACCCAACAACTTTAAATATGTGGTGTACCGGAAAATCATTTCCAAGGTCAGGAAAGCTTCAGGCATTGGCTGATTATTTCAAAATCGGGAAAACAGATTTAATAGACCCGCGCATTAATAAACCTGTTGACGAAGAATTTTCAAGTGTTGCATTAAATATTGGAATGAATGATGAACGTTTCAAAAAAATTATTATTGAATATAGCAGATTGCCGGTAAGCAAAAAAGAATTGTTATGTGAATTTTTCGAAAAATTTATATTCTAAAAGAAAGGCAGGGTTCAACGCCCTGCTTTTTCTTCTTTTAACCCAGCTTTTACAAATTCATGCAAAATTCGTAAAATCTTATAATCTTCAATTTCTTTTATCATAGTTGTAATTTCTTCTTTGTAAGTCTCTTTTGTTTTTACTTCTCCCACCATAAAAACCCCCAATCATGTGCCCTATGTAGCGATACAAATATTATAGAACGTATGTTCGGCATAGTCAATCCCCAATTATGGGCGGAGCCATGCCAAACCCCACCCATGCCAGAACTTGAAGTGTCCTTTCGGACAAGTCCATAGTATCACTGTAATATGCATGATTTCAACATTTTTCGGTCGCAAGTTTCGACAGAAAATGTCATTGCAGAGAAGCGGAGAGCTGTTTCTCAATCTCTTCTTGTACTTTTGCGCGCCAACGCATCGGCACTTCATCAATCGTCATTTTCTTGTCTACCAGAATACGTCTTACATAAAATTTAACCATATCCTACACCTCACTTCCTGCGGTAATACTTGCCAGTTCTTGGATTGCTTCTGCATTTGCTTCATGCCCGGCTTTCAGTTCATCAATGGCTTTTTCCATTTCCGTCTTTGTTCTCAGATTAACGGTTAATGTATATGTACCATCTTCTGTGCCATCTTCGCCCATGTTAGGCATATACGAGAATCCTTCATACTTAAGATTCTCATACTCTCCAGAAGTCTGATCATTGTGTGTAAATGTGACCTTTGAGATATTCTCCGATGAAAAGGCATCTGTGATTGTCTTGATTCCGTCAAAATCTTTCGACTGAATCTGAATATTGCCGAGACTCGCTCCTTCGGCGATCTCGAACTCTGTTTTGTTTTTCAAAATAATTTTGTCCATAATTTTTATTCCTTTCTATTCTATGTGTAAATTTATGGGTTACTAAACTTATTTAAACGGCAGTTTAAAAAATGATTTGCTCAAGACAAACAACATAGACAAAGATGATGTCACCACGTTTTCAAATTTTTACATGAATCAAAAAAGTACATTTTTGGTGATAGAAAGTAACGGAAACAATACATTAAATAAGGAAATCTTTGGTTTTGATGGCGATAATTTCAATAATGGCTTCGGGTGTGTCATTTTGTCCGTGAAAATGTCTGTGTGGAGAGGCTTTGCGATTGCAATACCTATTAACGGTTGGGGACGTAATTGCTATATTGGACAAATAAGTGGAGGCGACGGAGCTTTCTTATGGTCAAAAGTATCATTGACATAAATCAATCCACGAATCAAGAACATATCCATTAGTTGTCTGATGTAATCTGGGTTTACAGGTAGTCTAATATTAGCCACGATCAATTTATTTGCGTTTGAATTTGATATTATCCACCAAAATTATAATTTTAAAGAAGTTTTAAAGCCCAAATTTCATAAGTAATAGTTATTGTAGCACTTGCATAGCATGAGAAATGAAGTTCAATAGGCGTGTCAATCGTTGCTACAAAAGCATTAGTTACAGATCTTGTTACACCTGTTTCACCTGCTGTTATCGTACTAACAGGCATATTGACGTTTTTTTCATAAAAAATAAATGATAGTTCTTTTGTGTCTATAGAAGTGTCTATATACACATCACTATTACAAACTACATGAGCTTTAAACCCTAATATATATTTCCCAGGTTGTAGCGTTATAAAGTTGTCACTTGCCACCCATTTATTTATAACAGATGGAGTTAAGGTGTTTGGACTAGACCATATAATATTGCGGTTATTATTTAAACTGCCGTTTAAATCACTTACCTTTTTGGCCAGCGTGCCGTCTATATTCGGGTTAGCCTGCCGCGCATCAAGTGCGAATCCAGCTTCTGTTGTGACCTGATTGTTTACGATACTTTCCGGTTGCAGTGCGCTTCCGATTTTTTCTTTTAGTGTATCTGCCAACTTTATGACGTTTTTCGCTTCGTCCAATGTAATTGTGGTGCCATCCAAGTTAATGCTAAGCGTTCCACTCTCATCTACGCTCATGCTCTTTCCGTCCGGCTTTACAACTCCGACATCCTCTGTTGTTGCAATCGCACTAGCACCGCCCACGATAGACTTAGACCAGTATTCCGTATTGCTCGTTGCCGTTCCTGCCGGAACTCCCTTTTTTGCAAAATAAAGCGTATTGTTATAAGTCACTGCATCCAATCTCTTATATGTAGCATCTGCGCTCCAATCGCCCTTTGGCACGATTGCTACTCTTCCTGCTATAGCCATTTAAGCCACCTCCCAATTTAAATTTCCGTCATTGTCAACGACAAAGTTATAAGCAGAATTGTCCGTGTAAATCAACTCTCCATCCTCATTCACATCAAATTCTGTCATTGTGAGTTTATTGTTAATCTCGTCTTCGATTCCCTGCGCTCGGTCTGCGCTGTCCTTGGCATCTGTGGCGGATGCTACCGCCTTGGTTTCGGACTCTTTTGCGCTTTTGGCAGATGCTACCGCCTTGGCAGATTCCACCTTAATATCCGCTAAGAAGTTAGGTTGCAACTTATCCTCAGTTATTGAGCCGCCCTTAATCATCGGCTTGACTTTTCCATCAGAAGTGACCTCAAATGCAATCTCGTCACCCTCTAAGAACTCATACTGCGTGATCAGCGCGGATAAGTCCACGTTCTGCGCCGTGCCATCATCCAACGTGATTACCAACTGTTGTGTTTGCGGATTGTACTTGAAGTTGACCGCCAACTTTTCCAATTTGGTATCAATGACCGCCTTGGAACCGTTCATCTTAACGACCGTCAACGTACCGTTGGATTCATCCCAAAGGATTTCCTTTACAAGTTCGTTAGCTTTTGTCAAGTCAACTTTGGATGCATCCATAGCAACCACACGATCATCCAGATTGTCAACTGCCAAGTCCATCTTGTTAAGATTAGATTCATTTACCGCTGTTTTTTCGCTGGGAAGATTCTCCCATTTGATACGACTATATATTTTCTGCATGGATCACACTCCTTTCTGTTATGAAGTGACTTTTGTCAAGAGTTAATTTCAAGAAATTTTTCTTAACCCCAGTCACATTTGTTTTCCTGACAGCATTGGAAAAGAGCCCTAGTTTAACAGTCCCCGGCAGTTGGCCACTCTGTTATACGTGGATTGCTTACCTACAGGCTAATGGTCCGCCATTGGGTTCTACGATCTAAAAGCGTGGATCACAGTGTTTCATATGCGCACATAGAAAGGACGTAGATAACCCAGACCTTACAGTGACCACAGCTCTTTTCTAATACTGTCAGATTGTTTACTTGTTACATTGTGGCAGAAACAGCTGCACATTGCTGCTTTTTCTGCTTGACTACCATTTTATCATCGGCAGCTGGCTGTCAAGGGCTCAGCCGCCTCAGCGGTGCCTGCACCCTTGACTGGCAGATGACTATGATATACCTCTACGCTGCTTTCATTTCAATATTATCTGTCATCATACCCCATACAAAACATGCCAGTTCTCTTGCTATTGCGGCTACTGCCACATTTCTTTTCTTGCCATGTCTTATAAATTTATAGTATCGGCTCCGTAATCTCGTATTCGCTTTGTCTGCATATGCTATTACCTCAGCCATATTACCATTCTGTCTTGCTCTTAATTCTTTTGACTTATGCCCCACAGCACCCTTACAGATTCCACCAGATGCCTCTATCAGCAGCTGTCTCAAATGACTGTTTCCTGCTTTGGTTATTCCAAGTCGGTGTATATTGTCTGAACTTGAGTTTTCTCCTGGAGCGAGTCCAAGGTATGATGCATACTGGTTTCCTTTTGCAAATCTTTCGAAATCTCCAGTTTCAACAATCAATGACAATGCCGTATGTGTTTTTATTCCAAGGAAGCATCCAAGTTTTTTGACTTTGTCATGATATCTTGTCTGTTCAGCGATTTCCCCAATCCGTTTATCGTATCTCTCAATCTTGGCTTCCTGTTCTTCGTATGATGCCATGTATTCGTCAAGCGTCTCTCGATACAATCCATTTGTGATTTCGAGTTTCTTCAGCCATTTCAGATGTGACAGAGTCCATTTTGTCCCATCGTAGCAAAATCCATGTCTGATGCAGAAGGCGTTGATCTGCTGTTTGATTTTCTTTAAAGCAAGCTTATGATCATTCCTCATGCGGAGATATTCTTTTACAGAATCGTCATCCTCTGTTGGAATATAAACAGCATGGTAACCACCATATGACAAGCATTGGGCAATCATATATGCGTCCCGCATATCCGTCTTAATTCTCACACCTTGTGGTGTAAGCATTGTTGTTGGTGCAAGTATCACACATTTTATGCCTGCGGCAGTTAACTGATTATAAAGCGAATATCCCAGACACCCCGCCTCATACCCACACTGGATATCGTATTCATCGTTCAATCCAAGTTTCAATTTCAGATTTTCAATAAACATCAAAATATTTTTATAATCCGGTGTTACCTTGATTGTTGCAAATACACGGTCATCCTCACCGATGATTGGTTCCATTGCGCATAATGTGTAATTTGTGGTATGGACATCCATGCCGATTTTTAGTATTCTTTTCATATGAGTGATCTCCTTTTGTATGCGGTAATCCCTGTTACCTTTGTTCTTATCAAACTCTAGTATACAGGTAAATCCACGTTGCTACAAATGTGGGGTCACTTCATATTATCTAACGCTGATAATCTGCGTTCCAGATCTTCGTTTTTCTGCTGCAAAAGTTCGATTTCTTTCTGCTGCATCTGGATCATCTGTATGTGCATTGCATGGAGATTTTCCTTGTCGATTTTCCATGTCTTTGAATCTCCGTGAATTGCTTTTTCATCCTCTTCGGCATCTTCTTTTAGCACAAGTCCGCTATCGGACAATCCGGCATCCTGCAAAATCTTTTCTAAATCCTGCGCAATTAAACCAAACTGCAAGCCTTTGTGCTGCGTAATGTATCCGGATTTCCATGTATATTCAACCGGGCACATTGCCATATAAACGCTTTTAATATCCCTTAATGATTGTATATTATTTTTCAGCCTTTTATCGGAACTCGGAATAGAAATCAAAAGACCCTCGATATCCAAGGTACTTTCCCTCGAGCCAAAATTAGACACTTTATTAAAGTGTCTGGGCGAATACTTGGTTGTAGAGCTATCATTAAGTGTATAATCTACATCTGTAAAATACCCACTTGGCAATTCGCTTTTGGTTGCGTAGTCGCTCAGCGAATTGTCAACATAACTTTCAGTTGCCAAGTTTTCCTCGTTTGAATCTGTTACAGTGCCTAGGTCAATGAGTATGTTTTGCAGCATGGGTCTGCCTCTTCCGTCAAGCCCAATAATTGTAAGGTCATCACCGAGCGCTGTCGAATTAAAGTTTAGCGAATCGATTATTGTTACTCGTCCAGCTCCATCAAGTCTGAAGTTGTTGCTTTCGACTATGAGCCTGTTCCCACGAAGCATAATCTGGTCTGCGCTGGCATTGATCATAGAAATAACTTGGTCGTTCTCATCTCTGCCTAACTTCAATTCCAAGGATGCGTCCAATGCACCCTCTGCCTTTTGCGCACGATTTACTTCTGCAGAAATGCTTTTTGCGGTCTGCTCAAACTTGGTATTTGTCTGTTCCTCTAAATCCTCATACGTGGATTGAAGATGGTCTGCGTTCCTCTCTAGCTTTCCGGTACGTCTTTCCACGCTTTCAATCGTGTCTCTGATAGAATTGACCTTTGCAGAGTGCGTCTGCGTTCCCTGTGCCGAGATTGAATCTCTCTTGCTTTGTACTCCGGTTAAAGTGCGTTGCAATAGATACGTTTCAACAATCTCTCTCGTGGTATTGAATCGGATTGGTTCCCCAAGTGTCAGACATGGATTTCCGACACAGGTGCAACTTTTAATCGGTGTGTATGCCGCCTGTGCCATAATAGGCAATAGGTTATTTGTAATCTGTTCCAGCTCCGCTCCGGTCTTGTCTGATACAAGAAAGTTTCCTGTAATCGAATAGTTGTTTCCGGCAGTTCCAACAATAGCACCGGCATTTTCTTCGCTTGTCTTGATTTCTAGCTGCGTGATTTCCTTGCTTTGGAAGTCCTCATAATCAAACGTGATATAGTGTCCGGTCATGGACTCTGTGTTTGCATCAGACGGAAATAAATTGTCAGACGGAAATAAATCTTCTGCCGGATAAAGTGCGCTTGTGATTGCTTTTAGAAAGACATATTCAAACTTGCCATTCCGGTTGATGTTTCCAAAGCATCCGTTAATCTCGCATATTGCCGTTATAACGGTTTTCCCGCTGATTGCGGATTCTTCTGTGACTGCGCTTGAATCGTCCGTCTGTGTGGCTACAATCGTCTTATTGACCGTCATGGAATCATTGACAAGGCTTGTTTCAACTTGCGCAATTCCAAGATGTGCAAAGAAGCTATCGCGGAACTGCTTAAGTGTCATTGGAAAGCTAAGTCCTGCATACCAAGACTTTACATCCGTATTGATAATGTCATACATAGCGTCATATGCCGTAATCTGCCGTTTTGTTCGGTCAGCCGTAGGAACATCGGATGCCACCTTAAAAACTCCGTATGGCATCGGATTTTCGGCATCTCCGTCAATCGTTTCTTCGATAGAAATTGTTTTTCCAATAATGTTTCCTGCGGTGTTTCTTGCTGTGAATTTTACGCAATTCGCTTCGCACGCTCCGAACTTTAATTCAGACTCCGAACAAAGACTTTCTTCAAGCGCAAACGTACCGATTTCAAGCATCGAATTGTCTATTTTCTGATTCGTTCCAACAACAGATATGACCATCTGTTTATCTGTCGAGGAATCCCAATACTTTTCTTTCAAACTGCTATTTATCATATACACCGCCTATAAATGAAAATTTGATTGCGTCATACTTAATCTTCCCATGTGCCACAGAATAGAACGTTGGCTGAATATCAGCGATATATCCGTACTGTGTCACATATCCACGTTTCTCCGGCACATACGCCGTGATATATCCACCGCGCTCCTTTGCCTTGGTATAGTTCTTTTCAATATTTTTCCAAAAATCATCAAACTGCTTTTCGGTCAGCATGGCTTTGGTTTCAAACTCGACCTTTAAGGCTTTCAGTTCTACGGCATCACGATGCTCATATCCGTTTTCATCCGTCCATGGGTCTTTGTCCTGCATATTTACATAGGAACTAAACGTGTCCTGCTTTATTAAATTGTTCGGTATGGTATAATTCCCAAACTTTACTAAATATCCGCCATATCCCATCGTTTACCTCCTAAAAATGGGTATAAAAATAGCACCTACCGTTTGGTAGATGCTATCCATTTGATTAAATTTTAAGCTACTACTGATTCCCATTCAGATTTCAGCTTTTCTACATCGTTTTCAAAAAGTTTGCAAGCGATTTCGTACAACTGCGGAATCATTCCCATTTCCCTGTCGATATAATCCATCTTGTTTCTTACTTTGGGTTTGAGTGCGCACCCTTCCATCCTTGATTTAAGGTTGCAGTGATATTTCCTTTCAAATTCTCCATAAAGCAACGAATAGCGTTCTTGATACTTTCCATCGGCACCAAAACGGACAATCTGCGTTATCCGCTGTCTCTTGGTTGCCAAGTCAATATCATCAACGAGTCCGATAATAACATCTTCCTTATGGATGATTTCTTTCTGCTGTCTTTTAATGGTTTCGTTCTGCTCTCTAACAGTTTTTAATGTCTGTGAAAATATCAGCTTAGTGTTTTCATCTGCATATGGCAGGTAAGTGGAAATAAATAATTCATCATTATTGACATACCCACCTGTTTTACGGATTGTAGGAAGAACATCTGATGTTACCCACTTGCGAAACTTCTTTGCGTTCGGTTTGTCGCTTCGAACGATAACTGCATATAAGCCGCTCTCTGTAATGAAATTTGATTCTCCTGCACGACCGCCTAGATTTAATCTAGTCAGTTCATCTTCATCAAGCCTTTTTGCTACGTCTGTAGCATTTTTAATTTCCAATGCCCTGCAAACATCAATAAGGCAAAACATCGGTTCATCATCGACCATGGCCATTCTAATCTGTCCGAATATTGGATTCTCAAATACCTCAATGCTGTTTTGAATCTTAAGCATAAGTTGTGATTTTTTCATTCGTGTCTACCTCCATACATTTTTATCTGAATAAAAAAGAGGAAACCGGTTGTGAAATCACATTGGTTTCCTCTTTCGTACAGTATGGCGTTCGAGTAAGTAATCCGCATCTTCACGGATAAGGTTGTTTCCTTAGTAATAAGGATAGACTATTTTTGATTTTGTGTCAATCCGATTTTGGAATTAAAATAAGCCGTGTTTCCACGGCTTAAGTGTCATTCATTTTTTAATCTTTACTGCAACCAAGTATATGTATAAGCAGAATTTACATATATTTTATAACTACTCGGGTAAATAGTGTCATAATTTGAATCGAACGGAAAATCAAACGAGAAATAATCGGTGTCTTCTTTGTTTTTGCATTCTGCATAATTATAATCATATCCTATTGCATTTCCAAACGCATCATACATTACACACGAAACTATAACAAAAGAAAAATCTTTTCCGGATTTGTTGATTGCGTCAACAGTAACATTATCAGCCCCAATATTTGATTTAATCTCTATCCCTTTAGCATCGCACACTGTGTTTGTTGCTTCATCAACGCTTATGGACATTTTATAGTCATCATATGCAACATCATTATAATCTGAATCTGTAGGGGCGCTGAAATACAAAGCACATTCTCTTCCAGATTCAAACGCACAATTGCTGTCGCTCTTGCTATCCAGCATTTTACCGTTTTTGTAGTATACAAGTTTTGCGTCCAAATTAACAGTCATTTTGTTATTATTCTTTAATATAACAACAACGCCGCATCCTGTGTCTTGGTATTCTATGGAAATATTTTTCTTTGCTTGGCTTGCATTAAAAGAAGAAGCAACGGTAACTTTACATGAAAGACTTTTCTTTCCTATTTTCGCCTTTACATATGCCGTTCCTTCTCCAACCGCTAAAACTTTGCCTTCCTTAGTTACGGAAACAACATACTTATTTCCACTGCTCCACTTGACCTTTTTCTTTGTCCCGCTAACCTTTAGATTTGCCGTTTCTCCAACCTTCAGATTAAGAGTCTTTCTGCTTAATTTAATAGTTGCCGCCTGTGCAACAATCTGTTTCCCATCTGCATTTTGGATTGGCATAGCCGAAATCAAAACGGCAAATGCCAACCCCATCGCTACTAATAATTTTTTTGTGCTTCTCATAATGACTCCTTTCTTGTGATATGATTTATTTAGAATTATATCACGTTCTATTATAGAAGTCACTAAAAAACATATACATTGTCTCCGGTTCGATTGTAATGTTCTCTACCATAATCCCTTGCAGCTTTTCCTATGTCGCTTGTAGTAATTCCGAAATTTTTCTGTAAAATAGCTTGCAATAACTGATTTTGTTGTCGCAGTAAGGAAACTTCTTGTGCAGAAGTGGAATTTATGGCATCTTTGATTCCGGTAATCTCCTGTCCTCCGGCAACGGCTGGTTTTCCTCCTACCGTTCCCATAATCTCCGGTATGCCGTTTTCTCCAACTTTTGCGATACTGTATTTGTCCATGAATCCGCCTGTTGCATATGCCTTTACTCTAGGAAGTTTCACTTCCTTAACAAGATCAACGCCGCTCCAATCAACTCCTGCTACTTTAGCGGCAGCCGACACAACGTTATTAAATCCGCCTAGCACTTTATTTACTCCGCGTATCAGTGAGTTTATTGCGCTTTCAATTCTTGCAATTACACTGTTCATCGCACCGGAAACACCACTTTTTACGCTCTTCCAAAGATCACCAAAAATTTCTTTAATTTTCTTCTTCATTGTTGAAAAGGCGTTCCTTATTGGAGTTGTTACGTTTGTTGAAAACCAATTAGAAACCGTGCTCCACGCATTTGTAATCAAGGTCTTTGCTTCCTTTATCGGCTTGGATATTTGCGTCTTCAAATTTGTGAATAATGTTTTTATAGGTGTCGCGACATTATTTGTAAACCAAGCCTTTGCCCCAACCCATTTATCGTGAATCCAAGTCCATGCGGTCTTTAACGCACCGCTAGCTTTATCTCTTAGCCACTCAAACTTTTCCTTAATTGGCGTAGTAACATTTTTGCTAAACCAGCCAGAAGCTACTTTCCAAACAGCTTGAACAATAATCCATAGTCCTTGGAAAATTTGATGGACTCTTGTGTAAAATCCTTTGAAAAATCCAACTATCGGTTCTATTACGGTTTTATTAAACCACCCCGACACTCCTTTCCACACGTTGGATATGCCTTTCCACAAATTACTGAAAAATCCGGATACTTTCGAATACATTCCTTTAAAGAATCCGACCACAGGGGTAATTACGTTTGTATTAAACCACTCTCCAACCTTTGAAAATATTCCTTTGATTTCTTCCCAATGTTCCTTGACCAAAACAGTTATTGTAGCAACAGACGCAACGATTGCCCCTACAAGAGCAGCTATCGCAATTCCAATGCCCTCTATTGGTGCTAAAATTATTACACCGATGGTTGTTATTGCAACTCCAACAACCATCAACGCTTCGTTTAACCAGCTAAATCCATTTTTAAGCATTTGCACAAAATTATATATTGCCGTAAACGCTCCTGTTACAACGGAAACTATTCCTCCGATAGCTGATGCAACTGACGATATAGTAGAAGCAGAACCACCAAATACACTCGCAAGAGCTTCACTAAAATTCATTCCGCTAAATAGTCCTTCAATAACAAGTCCTATTTTGGTAACAAATCCGGAGATTCCGCGCTTAATTGCGCCAAAAAGTGCCGCTCCTATTGAAGTTCCTTTTTCTGCTCCAAGTGCAGAAACGATTGCACTGACTATTCCGCCCTTAATTAACAATCCGAGCTTGCTTAAAATACCTGCACCAAATATAACTTTTCCGATTTTCTTGATTGTTACTGCACCGATGATAATTGCAACCGTCTCTACATCTAAGTTGCTTAAAAACTCCTTTGCTCCGTTCCAAATATCCTTCCAAGAAATTTTACTTAATGCTGTCGTAACTGTATCAAACACGCCTTGCGCCCATGTGTTAAGCGTTTGAGCCAATAATGCAAAGTCAAAGTTTTGGAAAAACTTGTTGATTCCATCCGCAATTGAATTTCCGAATTGTTTCCAATTAAACATTGTGCCAAACGAATCCAATCCGTGAAGCACCGTGTTTAATGAATTAGCTATCAGTCTTCCGGTTTCTCCGAAAAGCGTTGTGCCTTTCTGCCCCTCAAACAGTCCATTAAGGAATTTGGCTAATCCCCTTCCAAAGCCTTCAGCTTTTGCATACACTTTTTTCCATTTAATTTTTTTCATTGCGTTAATTAACGCACCGGAAATTGCTTTTCCAAGTCCTTCAAGGTCTTTGATGTTGCTTTTGAATTTCTTAAAAATCGTGTCAGTCTGAACCAATCTACCATCAGCACCGGTGCCGCCACCAGCACCTGAACCAGATCCAGAACCAGAACCTTTATTCCCAGAACCGGAAGTGTTATCTTTGCTCTGCTTTGAAATAACCTTTAATTCATCAAATGCACGAGTTGCCTGTTGGATTTCTTTTTTTGCTTTCTTGGCATTCTTTGCGATACCGCCTGTGTTTTTTCCTGCGCTTCCTGCGGCATCACTTAAATCGTCCATGCCGTCAGATGCACTTCCAATATCATCAGCAAGACCGCTGATTCCTGCCCCTTTGCTTGCTTCATACTTCCACCCGAAGATTGAACCTAAAGCATTTGTGACCATTTCCGCAAAGGAAATCACCTTTTGCAGAACTGCATTAAGTACCTTGATAAATGGCTTGAATGCATTGATTAAACCACCACCAACAACCGCTCCAAGTGCTTTGAAGTTCTCTTTAAGCATGGTTATCTGGTTATGCCATGTATCGGCTGTACGTGCGAAATCTCCGGTGATATTGGTTGTATGCGCAAGCACATACTGATAACGCAACATGGCTTTTTCAGCCTGCGTCATTGATGAAATGTTTGCATCAAGCCCTTGCTTTAACGCCCATTCCTTCAATGTTGCCTGTGTCAAGTCGATACCATAACGCCGCATAGGTGCCGTAGTACCGGAAAATACAGATTGCAAACTCTTGGCGATATCTTCTTGGCTCACATCGTAGAATGAAGCCATATCTCCGGCTAATTCGGTCAACCGGATAGACATTTTTGCCATCTGCCCTTGCGGAATATCAAGGGCAGTTCCCATTGCTTGGAAACGGCTTGCAAACTGTTTCGCGGACAATTCAGACATACCGAATTTTTCAATTGATGTTTTTGCGAAATTGTTAATTAGGCTTTCATACTGCCCGAATGTCTGCCTTACAACGTTCTCAACCTCTGTCAGTGAGGATGATATGTCGATGGCGTCTCCAAGTAGCCTAAATCCGCGAAATAAAGCCCAATACGTTGCATACACTTTTCCGATTGCAGACGCAAGGGAAAACGACTTCTTTGCTACAACGGATGCACTTGAACTAAATCCACTAAATGAGCTTGTGATGCTTTTTGCCGCTGTTCCTGCCGCTCCACCGGTACGCGATAATTTTGCCAATGCGTTTGTCATGTCAATAATATTCCGGCTTACGCTAGGGGCTTTCGACAATTCGGACATAAGCTGTCGCATTGCCGTGGCAAGTTTCGGGATATTCTCGATAGCCTTTGTTGAGCTTGTATAGCCAAGCTGTTTGATTCCTACGGCTAATTCCGATAACCCTTGCACCGATTTTGACATACCGGAAAATGAGCTTACCGACTTTGAAATCTGTCGCATCGCTCCGGCTGCTGCATTGATCTTTCCTGTGTCAATATTGCTAAGTGTTTTGATGTTTCTTGCAAGAGTCGAGAACGACCTTGAATCAACACTGCGCATGGCACTCATTGAGTTTGACAATCGGTTTACTCCGGTTGATAACCGGTTAATTCCACTAGAATCTATGCCTTGCAAAGATGAAGATAGCTTTCCCAACCTTGTTATCAGCGCATCAATCTGACCATTAGCCTGTCTTGCCTGTGCTTGAATCTTGACCTCTAAGGTTTCTAATTCCAACAGTTCCACCTCCTTTATGTAGTTTTAGAAAAAGACGGTAAGATTTGACCCTTACCGCCCTTGAATTACTTTTTCAGTTTTCCCTTTTTCAAAAGAGAAAGCATTTTTGAATTTTCCTCTGATGTAAACTTAAAATTGGAAAATCCGTTCTTTTTTGCGATTTCCGCGCGATGTTCTTTCGACACATCATCTTCCCCAACCGCTTTTAATGCTTCAACGATTGAACCGGAATTTCCGGTATACTTCGGATAATACTTGGTTTTGCATTTCTTTGCGCCTTTTACAACAATAACTGTGTGCCCTTTTACGCGTGTCACAAGAATATCTCCGTTGCGAAGAATAAACCCGGCATGATATGAACCCATATCATCAAACAAACCGGATTTCAAAATTACCGGTCGTTCATTAGATGTATTAAAATCCCCCACATCCTTGCCGGATGCATAGATAATACAAGCACGCACAAGAGAAGAACAATCGCATTCCGTCTTGACCTTTGTGTTAATGCCATGCTTAATGACTCCGTAGCGTTCTGATTGGTCATAGCCGATATTTTTGTTGTCAGATGCAATCTGCATAGCTTCGGCTAACTTCTCCGCAACCCTATCGTCCTTCGCCCTTAGCACGTACCATCCCTTAGAATGGTTGTAAAACTTCTGCGTAGACACTTCCTGTCCGGTCTGGTCTCCGGCTTTTCCACCAGAATAGCAATTTCCGTGTTCATCGTGTCTCGCACTTCCGATAATTACTGCCATAGCAATACCTCTTTTCTTAAACTATCTTTGGCTTTGGTAAATGTGATTTCCTTGATTCAGCCGCCCATGCTTCTTCTGCCTTAAGCATTTCTCGTATCTCCGCATCGGGATCGTCCGTATTATGCTTTTCGATGGAATCATAGCAAGTTTCTTTCACGTACTTACTATTGCCCTTGCCGAATGTCGCGTCTATTGCGGTCACAAGTGCTGACGTTGCATATCTTCCGAACCACATATACATTTCCATATCGCGTTGCTTCCATTCTGCCTTATATGCATCCACATAAGGCTTAAGCAACTCTGGATTCATCATATCTATATCATCAATGGAAAATCCGTAGCCTTTCGTTACCACAAGGTAAAACGGGCGGATTTCCGCAACGTAATATTCCCATGTTAATTCTTGGCTTTCGCTTTGGATGGGGTCTTTTTCTTCTCCTGCTCCTGCTCCTGTTTTCTCTCCAACGACTCCATCATCTGCGCTAAAAAACCGTTTGTCATCATTTCCTTCTGCATATCAGCAAATAAATCCATGCAGTTAATCTCGTTTGTATCAATCGCATCATAGAGAATGTCGGACACCTTCTCAAGTTTCTCATCGTAGCCTTCGTTTGTTTTGTAATCATATCCAAATTCGTCATTGTGATGCATCTGCAATCCCACAAGAAGCGTCTTAGGAAGTGTTTCAAGAAGAATATCTTCCATAGAGGAAATATCTTCCATGTCCTGTGTCTTCATAATATCCTGTAAGATATGTGATTTTAACGATGGTCTTGTTGCAAACTGAATTGTATATTCTTTTCCACCTAATTTAACTTTCATGTTTTACCTTGCCTTTCTGCCCTATATTGGCAAGGGGCAGTGTTGCCACCGCCCCATTGTTGCTTAATTCATTGTTTCAAGTTCTGCTATCGACCGTTCGTCCTCGCCTATCGGTGCGGTCGATTGCTCGTCCGATAGGCTTTTTACCCCACCACTGTTACGGTGAATGTTCCATCGTTGTTATCAACGACTTTCAGCTTGTCGGTAACGAGTTCCGATGCCGTGCTTGGAATAACTGTTACCGTCATTTCAAGGATTTCATCGTTTCCACCTACATCGTTAGGTGTGGCTGTTGCAGTTCCTACATATGCGTACTTCGCTACACCGCCAATACCGTCCGTTCCGTACAGATGAATAAAATCAAGTTTTTTATCTCCATATCCATCCACCTTTGAGAGATATTCTTTTTCAAGGTTTCCTGTGATTTCTCTTGAATCAGAAGTCTTAATTCCTTTTTCAAAAGTCTGCTGGTCATCTTCCATTGTGGTTGACTCAACAGTGTTTGGCGGTGATGCAGGGCTTGGAACTGACTTAGCCGCAACCAAAAGATTGTATGTTCCTGCAAAGTCAGCCTGTTTTTCCGTGTGCTCTTTTACAATGACACGAGTTCTATAACTTGTTGATGCCATATTTTCTACTTCCTTTCTGCTTATAGCTGATCTAAATGCTCAATGTTTCCAATTACGCGAGTTGCGCGGAATGTAACCGTTCGCACTTGCTTGGAAATTGTTTGTATTACATTTGATACCTCAAACATTTGTTGCTTAAAAAAAGACACCGCATATGCTGCGATGTCCTTAGTTGCTTTTCTTGAACCTTTGTTTGTAATTGTAATCTGAAATGTCGGGCGAATTGCATTGATTGTCTTTGCTTCATTAGTCCTTCCGGCTTCTGTGACACCGATTTGTCTGACTAAAAGTGTCGGGAATGTTGCAGTGCCACCCGATTCTTCATCTTGTGTCACTTTAATTCCTCTTACCTTGCTTTCCATGTACGATTTCAAAAGGGAACATAAGGTATCTTCAAAATCAAGTGCCCAACTATTTAACTCATTTTCCACCGAATACCTCCCTTGCAATCTTTACATACTGTTGAATAATCCGTTGTTCCGCATTATACATAGGCATTGTGGCTTTGATACCGTGGGTATAACGCCACGTTTCGGTCTTATCGTCCCAATAGTACCAACCATCTTCAAAAGCGTGTATTTGCCCCGGATAAGTGCCGACACCGAATCCAAGCTCCGGTGCTTTCGGGTTCTCTTTGGAGTTATAAAAAATACCGGCTCCAAACTCTACCGCCAACAAAGTATAGAACGGTTCTCTATCTTCTGACGTTACCGTTTTTCCGGTTGCAATCAGAATCGCGTTCGAAGTCATTAACTGTGGTGCTTTATCTACCCTTACCGTTATCGTGTTCCCTATTGGAGATTCCGATATGTGTTTTATTGCCACCGTCTGACCTTCCTGCGCAAGCCTAGAAACAAGCAAATCGCATTTAGCCTGCAAACTATCGCGGTACTTTTCTAATTCCTTTATGGCGGCTTGTATGGACTTAGTGGATAGTGTCATTGAAATAGTTTTCTTTGCCACACAATCACCTACTTAATATTCTTCCGAAGAAGAAACAAATCCGTGGTCAGTCCTTCATCGGCAACGCCTTTTACGATGTAATCTGCGGTTTCTGAATCCACAAGTCCATCATCAGTGCGTTTGACCTCCGAACGTTTCCACACCACATCACCGGCTTTCAGTGGCAAATATCCTTTATCCGTGACAAGCTGACAGTATGATGTACTATCATCAATTCCAAATTCTTTCACAAGGGCTTCTGACAACTTATTGCTGATATTGGCTTTGAATGTCGTAGGTTCTGAAAAACCTTCAACTTCCTCGCCTTTTGGAATCTTGTTACCTTCGGAATCTAAATAAGGTACAAAGTTTCCATCGGAATCCTTGTACCCTTCATAGACAATATCTCCATTTTCGTCAGTTTGTGGGATGAATACCCTCTGACCGGATTGCGAATATTTCATTTCCTGCTTGTTAATGTCAAGCATTGGTGTTTTCCTCCGGGATTCCGGCAACACTTGTCAGAAGCGATAACACCCCGGCAAGGACTGATGCAGAAAGAACATATTTCCAATCCACCGCGCCCATAAATGCCGCCGTTCCAATTCCTGCAATCGCCGCCTGTGCAACAGTCTTGATTGCTCGGATTCCGGCTTTCTTAGTCCAATCCTTCCAATTCCTCATGGCTTTTGTCTCCTTTCCCTATATGAATCTCTTCAATTTCATGTTTCATTTTCGTAACCATTCCATTTCCACCTAACGCATGGTACGCATCATACATCTCGCAGAAGTTCTGATAGGCATATGACGGTATTTCTCCGATTCTGGTGTACTTTGCATGGTATTCAATAAGTTGGACGCGCAAAAGGAGCATTGTTCCTTTGCTGTTCGCATCCCTGCTTTTCTTTTGCTGTTTAAGAAGCCAAACTATATATCCAAGCACTATTGGCAGTGCCACAAGATAAGTTTGAATCAAAATACTTTTCATTTGAATCTCCTTTTGACGCACTGCCCACCACCGCTTAATGTGCGCCGCCTGCAACCATAATGGTCACGCTCAATCTTCTTTAATTACATTGCTTTTACAAACGGAAACACTCCAACAAAAAGGCTTTCACGGTCTTTCCATGTCCGGCTCACACCGTTTTCGGAAAAACTTGCCATGTATGCTTCTCCTGCCTGCGACCGGTCGTACACTGCCAAATTGACCATAATGTTTTCATAATTCTTAACATCACTGTCAATCTGGTCTTGCGTGTATGTGTCCGGATAGTTCCGTCTGCTGATAATCTCTTTTCTTGCCTGCTCTAAAAGCTGTTCAATCAAAGGGTTACATTCTTTTTCATCAAACACAACTTTATCGGACTTTTCCCCGGTCGTTTCGTCCTCTACCTCTTCTATATGAAATTGTTTTAAACGAATCTTTACCTGTTCGACAAGTGTGTATGACATAAGCGATCTCCTACAGATTAAATTTTGCAATCAGAATTTCTTTCAGTTCCACTCCACTTGTCACTTGTGCGTTTTCAATCCCCTGCTCCGTGGCAAGTTTTTGCAAGTCTGCGGTACTCATTCTGTTGATTTCGGTCTTTGTATAAGTGATAGGGTTTTCAGGTGGATTCGTAAAATCAGAAGGTACCTGAGATTTTTCCTCCGGCACTTCCTCTCCTGGCATATACCATTTGCCCTTATATTTTGTTTTGCACTCGTAAACCAAAGGATCACCTCCTAATAGCACTTAATGACATAGGTGCTATCCATTCTTTCATAAGACGGAAGTACGATTTCAGAAACCGTTGTCTTGGTCTGTACAGGATCTTCCGATACGGAAATTGCAACAGCAACACCTGTGTTTACGATAGAAACATCTGCTGTAGGCTTTCCGATAAGTGTACGTTCTTCCGGTGTTGTACCGTACCATGTATTTCCAAGTGCTCCGCTTGGGATAAGCGTTGCAAATCCGTCTGGGTAAAACTTAGATGCCGTACCGGCTTCATTCTTGTACTGCTTAGAGTAAACAATAATGCTGATTCCGAGTTCGTTGGAGAATACCTCTTTAACACGGTTGTCGTTCATAAAGATGTTTGCCGTGGCATTCTGCGCAAGAATGGCGGAACGAATCTTCTTATTCTGCTTAAGATGATCCATAGTCTTGCGAGAAACAATCATGATAGAAGGTCTCTCTCCTGTCTCTGATTCGACTGCATCAAGGGCAACAGAAACATCGTCAAGCGGATCAGAATTTTCGTGGTCATCCCACTTATCTGTTGCGGTCTCAAGGTTTGCAAAGTTGTGGGTCTTGTATGTGTTGCTCGGATCGTAATTATAAGCGTAGGTTACGCCATTTGCCTGAATGGAAATCTTTGGAGATCCATCAGCCGGTGCAAGCAACTGCATAATCATACGCTCTGGAACAACGTTTGCTCCATCAATAAGAGTGTTTGCATCATCAAAGATTCTGCTTAATACATCTGACGCATACGGATCAGCGCTATCCTGTGCTCGCATGATTTCCTGTTCGTCCGCTTCCTTAATGAGCATAGACTCACGGAAGAAAGCCATCTCTGTTTCTGTCAGTTTGAATCCCTCACGGCTTCTCAATGTTGATACTGCGTCAAAATTGGACGGTGAAAGAGAAACCGGAAGTCCTTTGGAAGTCTTAATCCATTTCAGATCAAGTCCCATTTTCTTCTTAGCTGGGAATAATCCCGAACCAAGATACGCAATTTTATTACTTGCTACCTCTGTGTTTACAAGCGCGATTGCTTTTGCACTATACACATCTCTAATGTTCATTCTGTATTACCTCCTATTCAAATACGATTAACGGAAGGGCTGTCTTAACTGCCTCTGCAACAGCTTCTCCTGTGCTTGTCTGAATGTTTGCAGAATTTACAACTCCAAACGCTCTAAGGATTGTTCCGTTAGGATTCTCGTCCTTATAAACATCTGTAAGTAAAATTCCGATTGGCTTTGTTTCCTTATCAACCTTTCCATCTACAGCGATTGGACTTCCTGCCTTGCACACGCCTTCTGTGAATGCGGTATCATCAAGTTTGATTTCCTCGAACAGCTCGCCGCCTAATTTTCTTTTCAGAATTTCAAGCTGAGTTGTTACACTTTTTTCAGTAAACTTCATCTTTAAAACCTCCTTACGATAAATAACTGTCTACTACCGACTTAGCCGCCTGATTCGTTCCGGCTAAAGTCTTTCCGATCGACTCTGCGGCTTTTTCCGCTTCTGTCTTTTCGTTGTCTTTATTTCCGCCAGCCGTGCCACCGCCCGGATTCGTACTGCCATTTGCAATCTCCTGTTCCTTGGCTTGTGCTGCAGCGGTCTCTTTTTCGGACATAATCTTTCCAAGTTCGGCTGTATCAAAGCTGCCATCTTCTTTTACAATTGCTTTTGCCTGTTCTGCGGTTACTTTGAAATCTGTCATAGCCTTTTCGCGCAAATCCCTAATGGCATTGTTTTTCTGCAATTCTGCAATTTGCTGGTTAGCTGTGTCTAATGCCTTATTTGCCTTTTCAAGCTCTGTCAGATTTCCAGCTTGCAATTCGTCAAGCTGTTTCTGTAAATCATCTGCTGTGTCAGCTTTAGCCTTGTAGCCATCGGCTCTGTTTTTCTCTTTCTTTGTTTCGCCATTGACTTGGTTCAGATAATTGCTTACCTGTTCATCCGTAGGTTCTGCCACTCCGATAGCGATAAGGTTCTGTTTTGCCTGTTCTCTTGTCATGATTGCCTCCGATTCACTACGCTTTTTTACGTTGGTTGCTCAACTTGTGATTTCTCCTATTTCACGCATAGGTGCAAAATTTATAAAATAAAAACAGCCACCAATTACTCGGTGACCGTTTTATCTTTGTTTGTCTGGCTCTGTGTGCCATCTGTATTCATTTTATTTATCAACTCTTGCGCTTTCTGTTCCTGTGATTCTACATCATCAATCGTTTTCCACAGATTATCCAAGTATGGCTTTGACAACAGGAATGTCTTTTCAGCATCTCCCCAAAGTCCGACAGATTTAATTGCCACAAGCGGATGAATACCGGCTTGTAAAAGCTGATATAATGTCTGCGACTTAGTATACATATTGTCTTGTGGGCTATGGTTAATCTGAACATCAAAGTCGCGCAAACTCAACCCCAAATCGTGATCCTGTATGCGAATCACATTCAAAACAACTTTCGCAAGTCTTTTTTCAGCCGACTTTACAATTGGGTCTTTCAGTTTGGCTCTTGACTTTGAGAAGTCCCATCCGTTTCTAAGCTCAACCGCCCCCTGTGTATCTCCACCTGAATTATTGTTGTTCTTATTCGGTATGGCAAGAATGGACTGTGCATTATCCCATAAATCATCCTTTGCAACTTGGCACTCTGTCTGGTTCAGCTCCTGCGTCATAATGTCAACATCCGATTTATTCTGCTCATTATTGGATTTTACGGTCAGCGCATGGGAAATCTTCATTTTTTCAAAGGTTTCCGGGTCAATGTCGCAATTTACAAACTTTATCCAAAACTGAACAAACTGCTCAACACCATCCATTCGGTTTGACTGCATCGTATTGATTGCATCCAATAGTCCGATCACAAGCTCAATATCAGAAATGCGCTCATGGTTGTTCGGAAACTCAACAATCGGGATTCCACCAAAACCATGTAGTTTCCAATCTCGAACCTCTCCGTTCACAATCTTGCACTCGTAAGAGTCCGTGTAGCAGAGTTTATACATCTGTCCATCGGCATCCTTAAGCTCTTGGATTGCTAAAATTGGTTCTTCTGTGGATTGATTATAAATAACAAATGTATTCATTGGTGTTGGTGCGACAATTCTAAATGGCATATCTTCATTTTTTGTAATCTGCACCGCCTTAAATGACGTTCCGGTTGCCGATTGCCACTCTCCTGCCTTAATGTCCTTTTCCTGCTTATTAGCATCGGTCAGATAATCGTTAAATTCATCAACCGCATTGTTTATTCGGGCATCATCTTTCCTGCTGATAAGCTGAATTGGCTCACCGTAAGTCTGACCAACCTTGAATTGAACGATCTCATAGGCATGGTTTTCAGATACCTTATTGGTTATATCCGCATTTTGCACCTTTGTTCGGTACAATACAGGCTGATCGCCCTTGTAATAGTTCCACAGATAACGGATGACCGTCTTGTTAAAATAAAATGCACCAATGCAGTTTCCGACAACATTTCTGATATTGTCTGCCGTAATCTGTTCTACGTTAGCATATGCAATTTTTCTTCCGTATCTTCCTTTTACAAGGTCATGAAAATACTGTGTATTCATATAAATAAAACTCCACTACTGCAAGCGCGTTTTGGTATTGGCTTTGTTTCAACTTTGCCTGTTGCCACGCGATAAATCACAATATGATTGCATTTTTTACATTTACACGGATGATCTATCGTAGATCTCCCATCATAATGTCCGGCAATTCTTCCGCAATCCGGGCAATATATAGTTACTTTTTTCATAGCAACCTCTTTCTTGTAAATAAAAAACACCGCCATTTCTGACAGTGCTTTTTACGGGTTATATGCTTTTGGGGTTGTAGGATTTTGTTTTTTCTACTCTTTTAGTATACCATGCAAGTTTTAGGAAATGTTGTGAAAGAGTGTGAACTATTGTGCACTTTTATGCACTCTTTTCAGAATAAAGCTCTCCATAACGTCTTTCAAACTCCTGCAATGCTCTTTTTCTAAGTTTCATAATGTTCCTGTATGAATATTTCATCTCAACGGAAATCAAGTTCCAATCTTTTCCATTAACGTAGTGTGATGAAAGCACGATATACACATCTGTATTATCCATGCTGTCAATTTGCGATATGATAATTCGTCTTTTATTAACCAATTCATCTACAAGCGTCTGGATCTCATTCTGTAAATCAACAATTTTCGATACCGCGCTCCCCATTTTGTCGAAGTTGCCGGATGATTGCACATCCACCTCTTTCGGGGATATGGATATAGAAGTTGCCATATCGGATAGCTTCTTGATTTCTTCCAGCTTATTTGCAATCGCATGGTCAATTCTGCTTATCTGTGAAAGATATTTGTCTGTTGTCATATCCTAATGCCTCCTGAATGGGTTTACTGCCGCTTCTACCTTTGCGGTATTGTTTGGGTTCTCTATAAACATTTCAAGCTGTGTTAAACCGTCTGCCGCATCGTCGTGTTCATTACCGCCAATACTTACAAACATAGATAGTTCATCCATAGCCGCTTGATATTCGTCATTTCTGTAATATCTCGTTACTCCAAGATCTGAATCTTTCTTCATTTGATCCTGTGTCGGGCGGTGCGTATCAAGAAATATGAATTTTCTCTTAATATCCCCGGAATATGCTATGATCTTCGACAACTTTTCAACCTTATTTGGTGCTTTTCTACTTGTGCATGAACATTTATAGTCCTGTTCCTGCAGCTTTTCGTCTACATATTGGCAATACAGATCTCCACCTGTATTTCCCTCAAATCTTGTCTGCCTAATCTCATTCCCGATAATTCGTCCAACAACAAGAGGGATTGTTACCTCTTTCGGGCCTTTGTTGAATACCCAATCGTAAATATAAACATCGCCGTTTTCATATTCTGCCCCTATCGGCATTGACAAGCTATCTCCGCCGCCCCAGGCAACATCCACAACTCCGATGCGCCGGAAATCTCCGTCCGGTAGGATTCCGTTAAATAGTCTCAAATCCGTATAAAGCAATCCCTCGCGGACATATGGTTGCTGCATAAACTTAGCCATCCATTCGGCATTGTCAAGCTTATCTCGCATATCTCTGTAGTATTCCGTGGAAAATCCGTTGATTTCATATGCGAAATTACTTTCGTCATTTTCATTAAGTGCCGGAATCTTACGGAATCGGTATTGTGGATCATGCTCATATTGCTTTCTCATGCGCTCCAATGGATCTAAAACGTTCCAAAGAGTACCAACCATCAATTCCCTTGCACCGTCATTTTTACGGTCAACCATCTTGTTTAGGTACTCTTGGTATGTGTTTTCCATTCGAGTAGGACTTAATGAATGCTCGCGATCACGAACCAAATCATCGACATACAAATATCCGTCTTTCGAAACATCGACCGCTCCTGTCCATGTTCCGTCAATACCGCGGCACGTTACAGTTGCGAATCTGTCCGGATCTCCAAGCGTGATCGTAAATTCGTCCGCGCTCTTGTCTGTCGGAAGTGTTGCGTTTGCATATTCCGGATGCCAATAAGCAAAAAGTTCCGCAAATGTATATTCTTCTGTGGTAAAAAGATTCATCAGTTCCTTGTAAAATCCTTTTGCCAAAATACCAGAGTGACCACCCATAGCACTATGGCTGTTTGGTCTGCGCAAAGCTACCCACGCAAGGAAGAAAATACAGATAGTCGATTTACCGACACGCGATGGCATTGACAATCCGTAAAATTTAATCTTCCTGTTTTCCAAATCTTCAAGATCGTTGGCAACTATATTCAGCGTTTTGCGGCGCGGATAATAAAACCGTTTACTCCAATTTCTTTTGCGCTCCATAAAGTAGATGAAACTCTCGAAACGATAAAAGCTCTCTAATCGCAAGACTTCATAGAACTGATCCACAAGTTTGTATCCGCCTTTAATGTCGTGATCCTGCGCATATCGTTCAAGTTCCCATATGCTACCACCCGCGTTTTTCTGCGTATATTCGTTGATTAAAACCTTTGTTCTTTCGGTTATAGTCAATCCATAGTCAACGTCTTTTTCCGTCCGAATTGCCACATTGCACGCTTTCAAAAGGGCATCTATTACCTGTTCATCAACGCCTTTTCTCTGTATGTAATTTTCATATCCATTTACTGCATTGATTAACTGCTTTGAAGCCAAATAAAAAGCACCTCCGCAAAAGCAGAAGTGCCTTGACCTCTGCCTATAATTTTTCTAGGTTAGCGACTGAAACCATTTATCAGTCGGTAATATCACTTAATCAATATCTGCAATGCTTTCTACAAAGCAATTGTAATAAATATATCTCTTTCCGTTAAAATCAAACTTAACATATCCACCATCGTTTGTGCTAAGGTCAATCTTACCTTTGTATGTTGCAAGTTCTTTACCTTCTGCCGTGTATACAGTAATGGTTCTCTGCATACCTCCATTTACATCGCTTTTCATATTTACCACAAATCTGTCCCACGATGCGCATCCGGTCATTCCTAAGCACAATGCCATCCCTAATGCGACTGCTAAAATTTTCTTCTTCATATGATTTATTCTCCTTTAAATTTGACGCTATTGCTTTTCATTGTACTTAATAATTCTTCTAATGTTCTTCTTCCAATATCTTTCCAACGAATGATGTCATCAGGTGTGTAATTACTCATATCTTCAATGGTTTCAATTCCGTGTTTGTGTAAAATTGCGTATAATCTAACCGAAATATTCATCTCTGATATTTTCATAATCTCGCTCCTAAATTCTTGCAACTACGTGTTCTTTTACAATTTCTTCTTTTCCCGAATCGTAAATAACCGAACCATTTTTATCAGTTTTCAGTTTATCAAATTCGCAAGTAACCTTTATGCCATCTTTGTTACTGCATTCTGCGTGATAGTCAATAACACATACTTTCTTCTGCCATTTTCCATTGGAATAAATCTTTGTGTAACCGCCTTTTCTGGTTTTGATTATGATTTTTGAACGTGTTTTCTTCATTTATTCCCCCAATAATAAGTTTTAAGTCAATATCTAATTCCCTTACAAGCGTCATGAGTCGCCCGAACTTCAAGCCATAACTCGCAATGTCCTTTAGCAATTCCTCTCGCCTGTTTTATGATGTCAAAATATGACATATTGAACTCTTTTTTGTGTTTAAGAAAATGCTTGATGTAAAAAATCATCTCTTTTTCGTACAATTTTCTGGTATTATGTTTTACCCTGTTGTCAAAAATAAGGCAATGTATTCTCTCGCTCATTTCCAATGCACCTTAAACCCTTTCGCTTCATACTCCCCTACGGCTTTTTTAAGGCTCATATCTTCCTCATACTTTTCATTCAGCATAATCACTACATTGCCTTTTTCTATGCCATATATATTGCAATTTGCAAGTTTCTTAGCCGTTCCAAGAATAGCTTTTGCCTGCTTTCGGCTCATTTCATAGGTTTGGGTTCCCATATTAACAGTCATTCATAAACTCCTCAAAATCTTCCATACATTTATAGCACAAGTCGTATACAGTATTAAAAGTGCTGTTCTGTGTAATCAAATTTCCGCACAGTTTTCCTTTTTCAATTTCAGCACCACATCTATCGCAAGCGCGCCATTCTTTTTGATGTTTCATATAAAAACCCTCACTTATCAAATAAAAATCCGTTATTGGCCATTCTGTGTTGTTTGAATAGCGTTTTAACATTTGGAGTCCGTGTCTTTTTCATAAAATATACACTCTTTAGGGCATATAACTGGGTAAACAAAATAACAATTGCTTTTCTCATTCACGCATGTGTAAGTCGCGCCAAGCATTCCGCAACTTAACATTCCGCAATATTTACAATCTGTAGGTTTCTGAAAAAGTATATTTTGTAATAATTTATTCATTCTTCCACCAACTTTCTACCGCAGATAGGGCAATAAGATATTTTTGCTTCCGCTTTCAAAGGAATGGCACCTACAAAATATGAACTTTGTAAAGTTCCTATAACTTTTAAAGTATTACCACCTTCTATTCCAGCAGTAACAATTTCAATTACATCAATCTTCTGTTTTATAGATGAAATTATCGCTCTGGGCTTATTATTGCAAAAATCACACATATTACACCTCAATCAAAGTAAATTTTCTTATTGTTTTTGGAATCTCACGATGCAAAATACCATCTGCATCATAATATGGTTCGATTAATAGCTGTTTGCGTTCTACATTTCCTAGATATACTCTACTTGTTTTTCCACCAATCGTGATTTCTCCGAACATTTCCCCTATTTCAGCCTTGAATCCGCTTACGTCATATGGAGTTTTGCAATAAGGACACACCTTTTTGTCTGTTTCGATTGGTGCTCCGCAATTCACACAATTTAAAACCATATTCCATCCCCCAATCATAGCAAAAATCGGAATCCTCGTGAGATTCCGTGTCTTTTGTTTGATATAAATATTCCACAATGTTTTTATCATCGAATAACGGCACAGGGAATCGAACCCTGTCAGCCAAAACCATGCCAACCGCTTTCAAATCTGCAATTTCTAATCACGGAAGGGTTTTCTGTTACCAATTATACCGCTACCATCCATAAGTCTCCCATCGACCGGAACTATTGCAGTAGTACCCGACTAAGTGGAGATAAAGATAAGCACGCCCGGAAAGAATCGAACTTTCGTTAGAGATTTTGGAGACCTCATTCTGGCCAACAGACAAGCGCACATAAAGTTGTCACGATTTTTTGAAACTTGAAACGGTCAAACTTTTTCATTTCTTTCCAAAACAAGAGGATTTGTCACTATCTCAACAAAGTTACTTTCTAGAATTTTCGCTTCTCAATAGCAACCACTGGTCGCATCCTTCAGCAACGCACGCCGTGTTAGGGATTTGAACCCCAGAGACTTTTACATCCAGACTGTTTTCAAGACAGCACCCTCGACCAACCGGACACACGGCAAATATAGCGGCTATAGCGAAACCGCTACACTCGAAATTGCTTTTGTCGCTACTTTTGTACAATTTCATGCGGACTTTCTACCGCTTACGGCAAGGTTCACCCCTGTCGTTGGGATTGCAGGAATCGAACCCGCGACAACCCGGATATAAGCCGTGTCTTCTACCACTGAATTAAATCCCAATAACCGTCTGATGACGGTTAGCAATATATTTTACGTGCTATGCGTTACACGATTCCGGTTTACAGCTTTTCACCGACAACTCTTTGATTGCTAGAAACCAACCTACCAAACTTACAATCATGCACAGAACCGTCTCATTCCTCATATCTGTGCGTTACCGTCTTTGACGAGCGAGGATTCGAACCTCGCGTAGCTTGCATTCCGACAAGCGCCCTCCGCGGCATTAACCGCCCGACCACTATCAAGCCTTATGTATTAGCAATATCCTCTCTGCCACCGTCAAAAACCAACCGGACGGTCTCGCACCGTCCTTAACAGAAATCGTCCTAGTTGGTGAAAGGAGAACCCAATATCTGAAACAACGCCAATGGGTTCGCATATTCCAAAGAATAGCATATATTGACCGATAACGGTCAAGCTGGGCTACCGGGATTCGAACCCGGAATGCAGGAATCAAAATCCTGTGCCTTACCGCTTGGCGATAGCCCAATGTTGCATTCGTCCGCAAACGTAATTCAAAGCCTAACGCCGATAGATCAATTATTCAGCAGAGAATTATCATTTGCGGACTTAAGCTATGCCGGATGCTCCGATTTCTCGCTCTGGTGTTCGGCGTCACTATCCAGATTGAGTAAATCTCCGGTGCTGTCCGGTTCCTTTGATTTTGTTATATGTATTCTTTCGACCACGCTCAAAATTGGCGGCAGAAAGTAAATACCAAATATCGGATCATAAATTGTCATGTATTAACTCCACATCAAAAGTATATTAGAGCCAATCAGCAAGGAAAGAGAAGTAAACCCAACTGTTTGTGCTTTGTCTTTTCGTTCTGTTATCGCAAAATCTAAAAATAATACGATCAGCAGAAAATCAAGTGTTGATAAAATTGCTTTGATAATGTCCATCTTTTACACCTCCGGCATATAATAGGCAACCTCTATAACATTCTTTTCGATCATCTCTTTAAGCACTTCTTGTGTGCGTTCATGCGACTCGTATTTTCCAATCTCAACGTCTCTTCCGTCAATGTGGAGGTATATGTATTCTCCTCTTTGTGCAATAACGTGTGAATCAAATTCGAACACAAAATCTCTTTTCTGTGAAACTACTGTCATTCTGTATCTCCCACATAAACTCTTAATGTTCCATCAGCGTTGTACAGTGGAGTAATCCCTCCATCGAAACGCGCTTGATAATACATGACGCCAGTATCCGGATCGACAATCACTCCACCACCGTCCATATCTATTTTATCCACCATAGATTCCGTTTTGTTATCAGCCGACCCGCATCCATTAATTCCAAGTGCAAGTGCTGCACAAAGAAAAACTGCTAATACTTTCACCTTCATTTCTTTCCCTCCCATTCATCGCATACATGGTTAAATTCCACAAAATCAGCGGCATAATCGCTTTCGTCATTCACGCAAACATAGCCATTGACCTTGTCATATGTGCTGTATTCGCAAGTACCGCAACAACTATTGGTATCTAACATGTTCGCTCTCCTATCTAGCCTTGTATCACTTTTCTAACCCGCATTTCTTGCAACGATACACTTTTATGCTATTAAATAACTTATCGCCATCTATGATGTCTGTATTGAACAAAAGCTCCCAATCATGCTTACAGAGGCATGAACGAATATACTCAATCAATGTCCTCATGGTGCTTGACCTCTTTTTGTTTTTAAAATTTTTTTGGAAATGTAGTTGCGATTCGCAACGTGAAAGTGAATTGTTTATGTTTATATTAAGCCACTTGTTGTAAAAAGTCAATGGGTGTTGTTGTAAGTGGCTTTTTATTTTTTGAGGTATTTAAGGGACTTAGTAGCCGCCCGGCGGTCTTTCTGCTAGACCCCCCTCCCCATGCATCCATAGCAATTATTTGTGCTGCTTTTCTTGGTTCGTTTGCTTTGCTAGAATTGTTTGTCATTCTCGAACACTTAGCACAATTCCATATGCCCTAGGTGTAACTATTCGCTTAACTCCACTTTTCCGAATAGTTCACGAATAGTTAAAACGCTACAACCCTTGATATTACTACGTTTGTGAATTGTAGAATAATCACACACAATTTAAACTGTATTATTTACCGCTGCATCTGTGAATTGTGTGTCAATTGCGTGCAATTCTTGGCTCTTTTTCTCGTCCAACCTTGGCAGCTCCTGCGCTGTGATTGCCCGCCTTTGGGTGGCATTATCTCCAATGCCGGGCTGATTCATGCCGAATTCGTTGTTGCCCACAAACATAGTTCCTACAGGGCTGTTGGAGTCATACGCACGATCGAGTATACAATCCTTGCGTGATCGTTGCAATTTTTGCCAAATCTTAAAAGCCAACGAACTTGATTCCTCATCTTTCCAAAGGTCAAACGTTGTAGTTGGTATATTACAAAAATAACTAAATGCTACTGTACTTACCAACTTGCTGTACACATTGGAGATATATATATAATAATCACAAAGCTTATATAATACCTCTCTGTCGTATCTGTTACAATTAGTCGGTATAGTTGCATTACCAAGAGGTTTTAGACTCTTGTCTTTTAGTACCGATGTATCCGGGAATAAATGCATACCAACATACTGCATAACAGCTTTCCATTGTCTCTGTCCAGCTTTTAACAAATCTTCGATGTGAAATTCTATACAAGCGTTGTCTATTAAATCCTGTACAGTTGATGTGTATATCTGTACTGTACCTAGATCAACTATAAGTCTTGTAAGATCTACGTTTTCTATATCCTGCATATATTCACACCTCCAATCCGTTTTATTTCTCTCTGCTTTTGGTATACACTATTTCCGGGTTTAAAGTCAAGCCTTAATTTTTTACGGTGGTATTATATACTTACGTCGCGCGCGTATGCGGATATACACTTACTATAAACCTATAGGCTTTAAATACAGTATATTATTATTAATTTAAAAGATTAAGAAAAAGATAGAGAAAGAGAAACATAGTTCTGAAAAAGCGACGTCAGACGATTGTGTCGTGTTATGTCAGACGATTGTCAGACGATTTTTACCAAAAACTAATACTATTCTATCATTTTTGGGCTTATCAAAGACTCAATACAACTAGCCTTGTTTATAAAAATTTAAGAAAAGTTTTATAGTTTGTTTACGGTTTTTGGAGATTTTGTAAGATATGCCCGGTAGCGTTGTTGATTTTGGACATAGAAAAAAGAAAAGGCACCGTGAAAAGCTGCCCTTTGTTTGAAAATATTTACTTGCATTTTGTCCGATCTGATGATAAAGTATAGACAAGTCGCACGGTATGGATGCTTGCCGATGTGGTGCCGCCAGCGATTCCGGCGGCCACGGATTGAAACAATAGCATTTCGTATAATGAAAACGAGTGGGTTAGATTCTTAATCTTTCCCACTCGATTTCTATGTATACTACATTCTTCCTTTCTGATAGTAATTTATCCCATTTATTTTAACTTCCTCAAATCCGGAAAAATCGCATAGTTGATAACTTGTATATGTGTCACATTCTTTCACCTTATAACCTTTACTTTCTGCGTATTCATCCGCCATGCTCTTAACTTCAAAAACTGCTACAACGTTGCCAATTCCATTTAATACTTCGTATGTCATTATATAATCCCTCCTATGTGCTTTGCTTATGCGTTCTTCCCTGCTCCGTAGCACTCATAAAAGCTATCTACGAGCTTTCCAAGCTGTTCCGGTGCAAGCTCTTCTTTCAGATCTTCCGGAATCCACTTGTAAGACTCCCGGAATGTATCGCTGTTCTGTCCGATCTTGGATGATCTCTTGACCATTTCAAGCTTGTACATCTCGCCAAGCTCTTCCGTTGTGATCTCTCCAGCTTTTACTGCTTCTCTTCCTTCTCTGGTTAAGATGCTCATTGCATCTTCTTTTCTGATTGTTCCGATTCCTTTGATCCTCATATGCCGTTCCCCTTTCTTGGCTTTCGCCTTTGCTCTATTCCTTTGATCTGTCTATACTATAACATTTTGTGCCTTATATGTCAATAGTTTTTTGTGCCTTATTTCAAGATTTTTTCGTCATGCTCCAGCTTTTCCGCTACTGCAAGTTTAATAAAATCGTTCGCGCTCTTGTACCCAAGCTTTTCTATGCGTTCCTTTGTGCCTTTTGCAAATCTGCAATTAACACGCTCAAACTTATCATCATATCTATAGATTGCGCGCCGTGTTGCTTCTGTTGTCTTACGTTCCATGCTTCGAACCTCTCTTTCTATGTTTGTTACCATTATAGCATTTGTGCCTTATATGTCAAGGAAAAGTTTTCTTTCCTTATATAATGTTTCATGCGATTTTGTGCCTTATACATATTTCACAAGTAAAACTATGTTTTGTGCCTTATATTTTGTATATTATGTCAATTGCTTTTGTGCCTTATATTTACTATAATACAAGTATCAAATGAAGCACAGAAAGAAAGAGAGGACAACAACATGACAAAATTTAAAATTGATAACAACAAAATTTATAGCACTTCTACACTTTGTGAAAAAACAGATATTTTTGAAATCGTGGAAAAAATCCCGGTTGGCTTTTTCGTCTGGAATATCGGTGAAAACATGGGAACGCATGAATATATTCCGGTTTGTGAAGATTTACGCCCAGAAGACAAAGATAATTACGAAATTAACACGGCAACGCTTAAAGCCGTAAAAGTTGCACCGGATGAATGGGAAAAACTCAACAAAGCGACATCTTGTGGAGTTGGAAACCTTAAGCAAGCAGAAAAAGCCCTAAAGAGCAAACGCCACGGCTACACGTCCGACAGAAAAAGAGCTGCCGCAGAACTCACAATTGAAATTTTCCGCAGAATTTGCGAATAGTCGAAACCGCCACTTTTGGCGGTCTGCAGGAACTGCCCCACCTGCACTGATGAGACAGGGCGCACAATGAAAGGATGGTTACAATGATTGAAAAAATTATGATACTTCATGAATTAAAACTTGCCGGATTTGACATTTCTGAAAATCTTGAAAAAATGTATCGAAAATATGGGAAAGAAGAATTTCAGAAAGCCGCCAAAAATAGCGGTTATGGATTTATCTTGAAATAATGAAAGGATGGTTGATCGTATGACAAAAGCAGAATTGATGAAAGAATTTGACGAATTGGAAAAAGAAAAAGGTGTACGCATTGAGGGCATTTACTGGAATAGCAAGAAAAGCACCATAGAAAACGCTATAGAGTGCCTAAAGTGCCCGGATGAACTGTTAGACAAATATTTAACTGTTGTAAGCCTGAAATATGAGAATACCGGGCGCGTGATTGCTGAAAATGGAGATTTTAAGCACCACAGCCACAACCGGCTCTATGTATTTAATACAGCACGGCAGATTTTAGCAGACTAGGCAAGGTCGGCTTTTCCGGGGTTCGATTCCCCGGCTTGCTTTTACCTCATAAGAGGACAGAAAACACATGGAAAGGCGGTTTTGATATGAAAACAATTAAATTAAATGATGAAATTTTTAAAGAATTTCACATCATCAAAAAATCAGAATATGACAAGATATGCGAAGATTATAAAAGCACTGCTATTTTCGACAAGAAAATAAAATGCGCTTTTCTTCCCGGACACGGAACAACATTATTCTTTGAAAACATCCAGTTTGTAATTATAAACGACAACGAACCAACAAAAAAATATGCGATTTGGAGAAATCACAAAGTTATAGGCTATTGCGATATAACAGAAAAAGCCGCAAAACACGCAAACGGCGCAAGCAATGCAATATTTTTCTTTGGTTTTGACAGAGTTACAAACCCAGAAAAATATTAGTGCTCTCCCGCTCCCCCACTGCTGGTGGCGCAGGTTCATGACCTAGGGGCGGAATTTCTGCAATAACGAAACGGAAACGGCGTAATACGCGCCATTTTTCGCGCGCTTGGTGCATCCGTTCCGGTTCGATTCCGGGAGTACGGACCACGTGGAAATCCGTTCCAATGTGCAAATTGACAAATAAACACAACATGAGGAGGTGTGAAAGATGGGAAAATATGAATATATCGGAAAAAGGGAAATCATGCGCCGGGTGTCTGCCCTTGGCTATCTGGAAATATCCGGCAAAACGTGCGACTACTCGAAGTTTGAAGGCGTGGAATGGGTGGAGTCTGCAAAAACCAAAATAACCGTCCAACGTGGCGGCGATTGGTTGCAGATCACGCAAAGATCGGAAAACATAACACACACTTACAGCCGGTACGATGGGAAATGCTATCTTGACAAGTGGTAAAATGCGATCTATGCTAGACTATAACTATATCCGGGCAAGCGTCTTTTGGCGTTTGCCTGTGACCGGCAATATCATCTAATATCATAAGTGAATTATCTATATGTAACATAATATATAGTGTATTTGTGTTATTTACTGAATGTCGCAGATAATTGCACGTTTGTTACACGTTTTTGGGAATCCGTGAAAATGGAATCTTGACCCCAAAAACGCTACCCCAGGGGGGTACAAAAAAATTACGAAATATTTTTTGGGGCGCTGAGAAAATTTTCTTTCGTAAAAATCAAAGACCGCGCCGCGTAGTCGCTTTTGCTCAACTCTTCTATCAGCTTTTCCTTGGTCATTTCCGGGTTCGTCCGGTGTACGTACTGTAAGAGTTCTGAAATTTTATCCATTATGCAACAACCTCCATAAGTTCAATCAATAGTCTGTCTGCTATTTCAAACACTTCTCTTCCGTATGTAGTCAAGAAGTCTGCTACAATTTCCTCGGTGCCAATATCCATGTATACATTATATGAAAGACAGAATGCATGACATAATTCGTGGCATAACACACGGTCAAGGAACCTTCCGCGCAAATCATCCGCAATATATATCGTTTTCGTGTCCCTGTCGGTCATGCCTACTGTTCTGCTCCCATCACTTCTCTGTAGCATATCGCTGTAACGCGATACTTTGACCAAATTCCACATTTCATTGTTTATCGTGAACAATTTACCACCTCGCAAACAAAGAGGGCAAAATGCCCTCTCTATTACATTTTCGTGACAAGCGTAGTCAGCTTTGTCTTGGTCAACTGTTTCTCTTCCGGGGACATACCGGAAAACAGTTCGGTCACATCTTCTGAAAGAGATTTCATGTACTTTTCGAGTTCTTTCATCTTTGCGTCCTTATCTTCCGGTGAATTTCCATTATGCATTTCCTTTGTTTCCATGTAGCTTCTCCGACTCATACCGGCTCTGCCCTCTCTTGCATCGTGAGTACCGGTACTCACGCCATTATTTCCGCTCATAGGCTCTGAATAATACATCTTTCCCATACTCATTCGGTCAAGGTCTCTCATTCGGTCGTATTCCGGCATTCTCTCCCATTCGTGGTAATCTTCCGGCATCTGATGATAATATGGCGGCTCTACATATCCTCTGCGTGTTCCACGCCCTTTCGGTGCGAATCTGCCATTTGAGTACCGGTACTCATTGTAGTATCTTCTTTCCGGATAATCCCCAAATTCTTCCACCATGCGCATGATTTCTTCATCTTCAGACCTTTTCATGGCTTCAACAATGTTATAGTCCTTGTCAAAGCATACGATGTTCTTTGCAATCTCCGTCCAATCCTTGAGATCATCAAGGTTTTGTCCCTCAAAATTTTCAATTCCGATGCCGTCAACTTTAGCCTTGACGCATTCCATTATCTGTTTAGCCCATTTGTGCATATGTTTTTACCTCCACAATCTAATATAATTTGTTCTATATCGTCTCTTTTATTTACCAATACTTCTTTCAATAAAGTTTTATACTCTATTTTTTCATCTCTTGATATTTGCCTTAAATCAGTTTCCTTTCCTTTGTAGTGAACTCTACAAAACCCTTTCAAATTCATAGCAATCTCAAAAGGAAGTTCTAAATCACAAATCCTATGGTGCATAATTCCATATTTAAGATTATACATCTCACATAATTCACTTAACGTCTTTCTTTCTCCGCGGTAATCGATATAAATATTTCTGCTTGTATTATTGCATTGCTCTTTTTGCGTAATCCAACGACAATTTGACGGTTCATAATTTCCATTAAAATCTATTCTATCTATAGATAAATTCTCTTTGTACCCATTTTTTATAGACCAATTATAAAAATTTTGAAAACCGCCTTCTCCTTGCCATTCATCACATACTTTGACGCCTTTAGCACCATACCACTTATACGCCTTATCTTTTCTGTTTTCACATCTTCTTCTCATTGAACACCAAACCTCGAACAATTTGCTGTTACTCATATTATGCGTAGTCAGTTCATTTATATGGCGATTTCGATTTTCATTGTTGAGACACCCACAGCTTTTTGTATATCCCCCTTTGAGTTTTGAACTTTCAACAGTTGTTTCTTTTCCACAAACACATCTACATTTCCAATATACTTTTTTACTATTATTCCTATATACTCTTTTAATAACTGTTAGCCTGTTAAATGTCTTGCCTGTCAAATCATCAAAATTATATGCCGTCATTCCTTTTTTAAAAGCCATCTTTCAATCTCCTTTATACGTATATACTTATTTACGTATATTATAACAATTTTGCATATTTACGTCAATACGTATTTATGGTATACTGTTAAAAAGGAGGTTTTGCAATGTCTAAAATCAAATTCACAACCACAATAGAAAGCGAATTGTTGGAAAAGATTAAAATTCAAGCAATCAAAGAGCATCTTTCTGTATCAGCAATATTAGAAAGACTTATTATCGAATACTTATCAAGCTTGTCTAGTAACGATTAAATTAGAATTCTGCACTTCAATAGCCTGTGTAGATGTATTCTGTACCGCTACTGTACTGCAACAGCCACAAGGTACATCAACGTATGCCTGTGAACTAATATTCTGTAAATTTTGTGCTGCGGCTGGCGTTACGATCATCTTTGTTGACTGTAAAGGCTCTCCGTCTACTGCAATGGCAAGCGAAATCTCTCCAACTGTGCCGCCTGTCGGAATCTGAATGTTGCCGGAATACGATACCAAAAATCTAGCTTTGCACTGATTGGTGATACCTCTTAACTTAACAATTCCACTTCCCTGTCTATGTACGATACATTTTGTTCCGTTCACTGCTGTTTCTGTGAATGCCACATCTTCTCCAGCAGCAACGGTTTGTAATGCAATTCCTGTTACTTCCATTATTTTTACCTCTCTTTCATAAAAATAAGGGCAAACATTAAAGTCTGCCCTTTGGTTATAAGTAATACTGCATAGCAGACATGATCGAGTTAAACTCAATTAAGATACTCAATTATTCATTTTGCGTAGCAGCTACTTTTAGCAGCCACATCCTGTGTTGCATCCGCATCCGTATGCATAAGCATTTGGGTTAGGTACGACATATGCCGGAATAGCAGACGGATTTACAGCATTGATAATCTGCTGTGTCTGAGCTGCCATCTGAGTTGTAAGTAATGCGCTCTGACGATCCTGTGAAGCCGCTCTACGAAGGTCGCTATTTTCTGCCTGTAAGCTAGAGATTTTCTCATTGCAGAGATAATCAAGAATAGCGCGTGTTCCTGCGTTCTGACTGTCGATAATGTCCCTCGTGTTGCTGTTCATGGTGTTCTGCAACGCACAAGTGTTAGTTGCCATGTTGTAGTTTACGCCTTGGATAGCTTCTCTTGTTTCACAGCAACAGTTTGCAAGCTGTGCCTGTAATGCGTTTGTATTCTGCATGTTAGCAACTGTATCAGCATTGATAGCTTGCTGAATGCCAAATCCAGTCTGCAAAATGTTTGTGTTGATGCCGTTCATGCCGGTTTGCACTGCATAGAATCCGTCACAAAGTCCGTTTGTAATGCCGTCAAGTTTTGACACAACCGCCTGATTATCAAATCCACGCTGGATTTCGCTTCCGACACCACCATTCATTCCGTTTCCTCCGAATCCGTTACCGAATCCACCCCATCCGAAGATGGCAAAGATAACGATAATGAACCATAACCATGAGCCTTCTGCACCCCATCCATTGTTATTTCCGTTTCCGTCAATGTTCGCTACAAGCGGAACGGATGCACAATTACCTGTGTTAAACATAGAATTTACCTCCATAATTCATTTTTTATATACATAATCTTGCAAGAATTAGTATCACATTCCTAATTGGCTTTTAAACGACTCAAAAGCCTTATCTGCGTCAATTCCCTTTTCTTTGCACAAATTCCTAGCCATCTGTTCGATGCCCTTGGAATCTCCCTTCTGTGCCATCTGCATAGCATTGCGCGCCATAGGGTTGTTCATTACGCTGTTATTCCCCATCATTTGTTGTAAAAACTGCTGTGGGTTTCTCATACCTTGTAACATCTGCATAGGATTCATTAAGACTCACTCTCCTTTTGCGTTCGTGAAGATTTTCTTTGCGTTTGCGAAGATAGCTTATCTTCCAACTCTTCCATTTTGCCAAACAAACAATCCAATTTGTCAGTAATAGCCTTTGTCGCATCATCAGATAGCCCTATTTCGATTTTTTTATCATCACTCGAAGAATCTGCCATCTGCTCATTAAAAGGCTTGTAAACGGTCTTTCTGATTGTTCCATTGGCATCCCATTGTTTTGCAACGATTGCGCTCATGTCCTGCATTGGGAAAAACGCAACACTTCCATCCATAGGTACATCATTTGCCATGATTGCTGACTCTGACTGCACAACCTTTCCTTGAATTCCAAGAAACTGCGGTTGCATCTGCGGAATCTGTGGCTCTGGTTGTTGAAACCTCTGCATTGGGTTGTACTGATATGCGGCATAGCTTGGGTTTGGGTTAAATGCCATATTCTGATTTTGCATCTGATACATTCTCTTCCTCCAATACTTCCTTGATTGCGTGAATCATTGCTGACTGATACACGAGCGGAACCTTTGACACATCTTCTCTTGTTAAGATTTTTTCAAGAATTTCATCCGTAAATAACATTCCGCATCCCTCCTATGCTTATATTTTTGCATAAAAAAATACGGTTCTTCCGCAGAAAATAAGCAGAAAAACCGCATAAAAAAAGACGCTCAATGCGTCCAAACTTCCATAGTAATCATATTCAATTAACTTTTAGCACTTGTACAAGAAACTCCTTTCTTTAGTAAAATCAAGGCTTCCGAGCCTTTTTGATTACCTTTTGATTACTTTTTGATTACTCTCTTTCCCCTAATCTATAGAAAACCTTGATTTTATGCGGTTTTCTGAAAGCCAATAAGGGGATTCGAACCCCTGCACAAAGCATCAACTTTTCAGTGTTTATACGGCTTGTAGCGTTTTTACTTTGATTACTTTTGATTACTTTTTTCAAAATAGTAATCAAACGGCTAACTTGTTCGTGCTTTGAAGTCTGGTATACTACTTAAAATATCTGACTTTTTCTCGATAGATCTGCGGTTTCTGTGGTAGTGTTCCTCTGTAGTTCCTAGGCTTGCGTGCCCCATCTGACCAAGGATCAACCGCTCGTCAATATTGTTGTCAAGAAGGATGGTTCCGTATGTCTTTCGGATCTTATGTGGAGACTTTCGATAGATTCCTAACTTATCGCACAATCTCTGTAATCGCATTCTTACACAATTCGCATTCAAGCGCTCTCCATTTTCTTTAATGAACACAAATTCTTCAAATGGATTCGTTTTTCTGATCCTATCACACAACCACTCGTAGTCCTTTGGGATGATAATTGTTCTCGCCCCAGCTCTCGTCTTTGGGAAATCCTTTATCGCAACCGTATATTTCGTATCATCCTCTCCACGATACCTTGTTTCGGTTCGCCGAACCTTGACCGTATTACCGTCAAAATCATCATGTTTTAGACACACAACCTCTCCGATTCTCATTCCGGTCACAAACATTAGAAGTATTGCTATGTTTGATAAATCAAGGTTGCATTCCAAATATTTAATCATGATATCAGTTTCATTCTCGTCAAAAACCTCTTCGTAATCTTCCTTGATCGTTCGTTTGAAATCGGAATCAGATGTATCAAGCTCCTCAAACAATTCTTCAACATTAAAATCAATCAACTTCCGCTTTTTGGCTCGTTTCAGAAACCCTTTGGTTATCCCTTTTAGTCCGGAAAACGCCTTTGCCGTCAAGTCAAACTTCGGAATCTGTTCTTCAAGGAAATCTCCCCATTCATCTTCCGATATTGATTTTATGCGCCTTTTACCCATTTGTTTAAAGTGCCTTTGATAAAAGTTGCGATTCCTTTGGTGCGTTGCATTTCCAATCTTGTTCAGTGCCAACCGCCTGTCGTTCCACTCTTCAAACACTTCATCAATGGTTGGATTTTCTTCTTGAATCTGTAAATAATCGATAACCTCATTTTCAATATCGACCCTATCTTTTTTCTTAAGTAGCTTTCTCCCTTTCTCCTTGCATGGAATATAGGTTCTCCAATACCCATCTTTCCCTTCCCATATATCATATGGGTGTTTCTTTAGTATCTTTTCTCTTTTGTTCATTTCAACTTGTTCTTGCACAAGTGCTATGTCGAGAATACCATTTTCGACGGCATATTTCAATAACTCGTTTTCCTGCAATTCATCAAATTATCCTTTCAATTTTGTCTTTTATCGCACGAACGCGATACTCTATCGTTCTTAGTGATAGATTTTCTTTTGTGGATATTTGCTTTTGTGAAAAACCACGGCAGAGAAGAGAGAAAATCCTCTCCTCTTCTTCCGTGAAATTGGCATTTTCTTTGATTTGTTCAAGTTCTGGCTTAATGAATTTTGTAAATTTCATAAGCCATTTCTCCATTAAATATAATCTGATAAATCCATTTGCTCGTCTTTTTCAAATACAAGCATTTCATTCTTTGCACGCTCGTAAAAGTTTCTGTCAATCTCGAATCCGTATGCACTTCTGCCAAGTTCTGCGGCGGCTCTTAGCGTGCTACCGCTACCGCAACAAGGGTCAATAACAACGTCTCCCTCGTCTGTAAAAATCTCAATCAGCTTTTTAAGGACTGCTACCGGCTTTTGCGCCGGATGAATTTTCGGCACATCTTTTCCGTCTTTCTCCCAAGTAAACCAATTGAAAATCATGTGTCCTGTACCTCTGATATTCTTTCCGTTTTCATCAATCTGCAAGCCGTTTCGGAATTTCGGTAACTTATTTCGGTACAGTACGAGCGCATATTCCGTAGCACCTACGATACGCATATTTGCTTTAAGCACCTGTGGACTGTAATTTTTACAGAATACAAGCGGTATGTAATTAACGAATCCGTGTTTCTTCGCCGCCGCAATCAATGTTGACAACTGCTCAAATGCGCAAAATACAATCATACAAGGGCTATTACTACTCCTGCCCCTTGCGATAGGCTTTGTGTCCTCTTTTTTCAACATCTTTGAACAAAAATGGAAGTATTCGTACAAATTAAAGTTAAAATCTGAATTGAAAGCCGCCTTTTTCGCAAGTTTGCTCTCTCCGTTTTTGTTATCGCCACCGTTATACCACATAGGGTTACTGCCATAGAAGTTGTTTCCGACATTATAAGGAACATCTGCTATAATCAACTGCGCTGGTGGTATTGCGTATTTCTTGTAATTCTGCATTGAATCACGATATATCTCACATTTAATCTTCTTTTTATACATTCTAAATCTACCAAAAGGAAACCTCGGTTTTATGTGCGCACAACCTATTCCTTTCTGATAATTTTTAATTCAAACTCAAATAACACATAATTCCACAATCCGGCATAATCTCTGTATTCATATCTCCCCTGTTCGGGTCTAATTCATCCAGATATACCGGACCATTTTTGTCTTTCAACATGGAGTGCCCAACTTCTCTTTCCAACTTCGCCCGACTTTCAAAGACTTCCGGAAAATCCTTTCTGATATGGTTCCAATAGCCCATGCCACCTTTTATACAGCCAATGCAATTATTGTTGGCATAACCATGCTCATAATTCCAAGGACGTGGAAAAGTAAAAGTCATTAAAAACAGTCCATGCACTTCCTCTTTCGTTAAATTTCTTTCAATCAACGGAAAAATGTGATTAAACTCCGGATTGCTCTCAACCATTCGGTCAGCTCGGTTCTTCTCGTTCAAGTCAAAGCCCCAAACATACGTGATCTCATAGTCCGCATGCTCAGCTTCCCACTTTTTACGGATTCGCTTTTTCAGCCAATTAGTACATGGCGCAAATCCGTTAGCCGGATTTTTAAAACCACCAAACACCCTTACGCAATCTTCTACATTTCGATATTCCGTTGATCGTAGCACTGTGATTTTCTTTCCGATTGCGTTCTCGCAATCTTTAATAAATCTCATGCTGTCTGGATGTTGGTCTGCAGTGTCAATGTAAATCCATTCGTCCACATCTCCCGCTAAATATCCTGCCATAAAACTTGATATTCCTGCACTTATCCAACATACCTTTAGTTTCTTTTTTGCCATAACACCACGCTACAAATCCATGTATCGTGGATAAGGAATATAGGCTTCCCATACTGACGGTCTGAAACTCACATAAGTCAAATATGCTATATGTGCGCTACTTCAAATTCCACCTTATCGAATCATCAACGCTACTATTATTCCCTTTATGCAAAATCTTTGACACCTTTAAGTTGCAACCTCGGTTTACCGAGGATTCGTTATTCCTTTCTTTCTTCTAAAATTTCATCCAAGCAGGAATTAAATCCTGCTCTAAACATTCTTTCTCCATGTTCTCCAACTCTGCGTTCTTTTTTCTCCGGCAGTTCTCGAATCGGACACCAATCCGGCTTTGCTTTATCCGGATCCGTACTCCAAGGATTTTCCGCATCTACTGCATGGCATTGTCCGTCTAAATCAAAAAACTTACACATTGGACAGTCATCCGGCATATCCATAACCAATACTGCTTTAGGCATTCACTCCACCACCTTTCACAATCTCGATTGCATTATCAATAAAATAATCTGGGTCATAATCCTTCAATGGGTCTTCACATTCTTTTCTAAGTTCTTCCAACTGCGCCACAACCTTGTCTACATCATAAGCCGTCGGATATTCTTCCGGCGTGCCGATCGCTTCATACTCTTTTAGCTTTATTTGCATTGCAGCAATATTTGCTAATTCTACACCTGTGAATCCGCCATGTTCTTTCATAGTCTGCAATTCTTCCGGTATGCCGATTGCTCGGTACTGTTGTACTTCTTCAAGTGCCTGTATTGCTACTCTAGTAGCTTTCGCAACCCTGCATCCCCCATATTCACAATTAAGCGGGCTGTCTGTGCCTTGTGCGCATTCATAACAACTGTCTTTCTTCAATATCTTAATTGCTTCACTCTCCGTCATATTATCCCTCGCTTTCCAATAACTCCGGATTGTCAAAGATGTTGCCGATAACTTCATATTCAGTATCATATTCAAGTCTGTGCTTATAATATTTTTCGTTAGGAATTGTACATATAATTTCAAAATCCCTAAATGTTATAAGCGTATTCACCTTGCTATTATTTATTTTTACAATATCATTCTCCCAAATCAGATTACCATTCTTGTCTTTTAAGCCTGTGCATTGGCAGATGGTGGATGAATCTACTTCAATAGAGTTCCATAATGCTTGAGTTCTAGATATCGACCTTAATCGTGTTTTATCTTCTTGCTCGGATGAAATCCAACTTAGCACTCCTTTAAAAAACGGATTTTGAATAAGGTTTCCTATAACCCATTCTCCGTTATCAAGTCTCTTTGCCTTGAATAAATATCTATCTTCCATATTCTCTCCTATTCCGCTTCTGATTGAAGCCATTTTAATGCTATTTCTCTGCCTTTCTTATTGCAGCTAAAAGTACATCCCTTTGTAAAGCTATCGCAATAATCAGCACAATTAAAGTTCGAACTGCTTGCAATACGTTCCGCCATTTCTTCATCCGACATATTCCTTATCCTGTCGGCATTGGTTGTTGTGAATTTAGATGAAGTAATCTCCATCGTCACGTCTGTAATAAGCCCATCTCCATAACCATCTAACTTTACAGATTCAATACTTCCAGCAAAATTGCCATTTAGAGATAGATTCAACATTCTCGGTTTTCCTGTAGCACCATATCTATTTTCTTTTGTATCAAGAATTTTTATCAAATCACTAACTGTTACTACTTTCATCTTCTCCACCTCTCTTTAACCGTTCTACCAAGCAAACAAGACGTTCTATTCCAACATAATCACAATTAGGGAGAGAATTTAATAAACTATCAAATGCTTTACTGTAACCGTCATTGAAACCGTCATAATATAGTGATGTACTAATTTCATTGCACCCTTTGGATTTTGCCTCATCAACGCTTTTGGCAATTTTAAGCAACTCTTTAAGCTTGATTCCTGTTGCCTTCCTATATGGAACGCATTTTGAGTTCACAGCATTACAAACCGCATCAGCGTATGTCATTTTATCTGCTACGATTTTCGCTTCTTCCAAATTCATCCCTGCGCTCATTCTCCACCCCTCAATTCTTTCAGTTTTGCTTCGGCTTCGGATTTTGTGAGAAATACGGTTTTGCCAAATTCCATTGCATCAATTTGACCAGATAAAGTCCTGTCATTTGATTCATAATCGCAAAACAGTGTAGTTTCTCCATTTTTAAAACAATCCAAATGAAAGTCCTTAACTGTAAACTTGTCTACATCTTTTCCAAATCCTGCAAAATCAAGAAAAATTTTATCTCCCACTTTGCAAGGTAACTTGATAAGTCTGCCCTGCTCCTCTGCATCCTCGTAATCCGCTAACTTCTCCATTGCGCAATAACCTTCTTCGCAGTTGGAATAATATGAATTAGGCTTTTCGCCATAGCACGAATACAAGGTTTTTAAGGATTCTTTCTCGTAATTTTCTTTTACTAAGATTCCATCCGCTGTCCGTTCTGTTAATCTCTCCATGCCTATTCCTCGCTTTCTGCTAACTTGGCATATTTCCACGGAATAGTCTCTTCATCATCCTCGCTCCAAGACGTTGCCCCACCGCGCCATGCAAACACCATTCCGTTTTTGATTTTTGCAAAATGTCTTCTAGTCCATTCGCAATTTTCATAATCTCTTACCAAAATCGGCGTATCGACTGCAACCTTGCTCCAATCAACAGGTGGCTCAACATATTCCGAATTAAGCCATTCTCGGAAATTATACGTACTACCTTTGCACGAATCTGATTCATAAAAATCACACTCTTCACATTTAATTTCTTCGCAAATTGCAGGCTTTCCATTTTTTAATCCAAACATAGCCGTGTTTGTCGCAAGTTCTATAATCTCATTTCCATATTTTTCTTTATTCGTCATATTAAACCTCCAAATCGCATATAAACTTAATCTCATCAGCTAACGTTTCAGCTATCATCGGCACGGTCAACTGAAACTGCTTGTAATTAGCTAACATGTCAATGTAGTCAATAAATTTGTCCGTGAAATACTGCAACTGTTTCGCTGTTATCTTAAACTCCTTTTTCAGAATCGTAAGTGTCAGTGCAAAATAGTTAAACAACGATGCGCTGGAAAGCCTGTAGGCTTCACGCTCGATACAGAACCCTTTCTTTGCATACAGGGTCATTAACTGTCTCTGTGGAATTTTCGAAACCTCCTCTTTAACGTCAATTTCATATTTGCTTTTCAGATAAACGGACAAGTCCTTTCCAGTATTTCCACCGGATGATGCTTCATCTAAGTAAGATTTCAAGAGATCCTGCAACCGGATGATTCTTGTCTGTCCGAATCCGAATTTGTCATGCAGAATTATGTACCCAATCACGACAAAATCTTTGTATGATTTTGATATAACCTTATCAGCATTTCTCTTTTCAAAATCATTTCGCCCGATAGTCCGCATTTCCTGTTTTGTGTAAAATGTCGGCTTTTTCTTCCGTCTCAACGCATTACTCATTTCTTTGATTTCTCCTTTCCGTATGTGATTTCCAACCATGCAAAATGACTCAATACAAGCTGTCTTGCACGTTCTTCGATTTCCATACCTTTGTATTTGTTTATCAATGATTCTCCGGCTTTTACAACTTCATCCCACCAAGAATCATCGTTGTCCGGGGAATAGTATTTCTGAATAAATTGCCAATAATCCATAAATACTTGCCATTCTTCCGAACCCTTTTCAATCTTTGCACTTGCCATATCCGCTACCTCTAAAACGGACAATTGCCATTGTATGGCTTGAATCCGTCCCCACGTTCTTTCTTTTTGATTTCCGCAACAACATCATTGAATGGTTTTTCCATTTCAACGAATTTCATATTTTCGCCGATAAACTGTAATGCTTCTTTCATAAGTTCACCCTGCCGTTGCTTTGCAACTTTCAGCCCTTTATATTCTCCGTTTTCATCCAAATTCCATAAAAAGAAAATATTCGATGCGTCCTGCTCAATATCTCCGGATTCTCTCAACTCTGACATTGTAGGCTCTTTGGTATCTCTTCCCTCTGAAACTCTGTTCAACTGCGAAAGTGCGATAACCGGAACATTTAGCTCCATTGCAAGTGCCTTTAATGCTTTTGAAATATCTCCGACTTCTGATGATCTGTTGCTGTACTTTCGCTCTGCTTTAATCAACTGCAAGTAGTCAATAATGATTGCATCAAACTGCCGGTAGCGGCTCTCTGCCTTGATTTCTCCTACGGATTTTGAACCTGTGGAAATAATCACATCATAATCACACATTACATCGTTTGCCTTGTCGAATTTTTCTTTTTCATCTCCAAGGAACGCTTTTGCCCTCCGGACGCGCGTTAGGCTTATTTCAGACAACCTTGAAACGAAACGTTCGTAAACCTGTCCTTCTTTCATCTCGAGGTTGAAATATCCAACTTGGAGTCCTTTTTCTGCCATTTGTCCGATCATCTGCGTTACAAATGCGGATTTTCCAATTCCCGGTCTTGCACCGACAACAGTCACGTCTCCGCCCTCTAAACTTCCGATACAATCATCCAATTGATCGAACCCTGTTTTTACGCCGCCCTCTCCAACGTGTTCGTTGAAATATTTTTCCTTGTTTTCCTCAACGATCTGCTTTAATGATTTTGACCGAACTTTCATGTTCTTCTGCAATTCTTCCAACCTTGAAATGCTTTCAGAAATAGTCTTGTCAATGTCTCCCGGCCTCAATGAAACTCTCTGATAAAGACTTTTGACCTCTCTTGCCTTGAAATCATTCATCACGACTTTGGCATA